AACGCGGTCAAACCGAGCACCAACTCTCTCAACATCCGATGCGACCTTTGGCTGTTGAGTATCATTTTCTAATTCTTCAGCCGCTTCTTTTATAAGTTTCCGTAATTCTGTCTTGGTGATTTTCATCCTTGTTCTCCGTTATAGCCTGCTACTGATCTTTTATCAAATTCTCTAGCAATATATTTACTAAGTAGTTTTGTAACGTTGATATCCTCTTGGCAGCTAAACATTCATATCCAGCGCATCAGTTTCAAAGTACTTTTCTACAAATGGTCTAGTAATACTCCCCAAAGCATCTGCTACAAACTTTACTCCACCTACTATGGGACCGAGAATACCTAGATAAGATTTTATATCAGTTAGCGAGCCTAGAATTTTTCTAGAAACAGATTCTAGATCAAGTTTTTCAATTATATATTGATATAAAAGTTTAGCATTCTCTTCAACATTTGTTTGGTCTTTTATAAAGTCCTTGAACTTGTCCTGGATATATGAGAAAACTACGATTATCCCAGATAATGCCAACACACCCTTCCATCCTGTTACTCCCTCTACGATGCTAAACGCCTTTTGAACTGCACTTTGTATTTTTGTCATCACTTCCTGTAGGCTCGGCACCTTGTCTATCACCTTTTGTACGAAGTTCATAAAATTTTGTCTTATATTACTTGAATACATCTTTAGTTGTCTCATAAACTTATTAAAGAGGCGACCACTGGTAACAACTTCTTTCAATGTTTTAAAAAGGTCTGTGATGCTTTGTCCATATTCTTTGGCTTTGTCTTTAATTGTATCCCAGAAACCCTCAAACAATATTTGTTCTCGGATTATCTCTTCAACCAACAACTGAGAATATTCTGTATGAGACTCATTGAGGGGCAACTCAATGCCCAAAACCTCTGTTATAAACTCTTTGTCCGGGGAAGACTTATAGAAACTGAGCTTCTGTTCCTCTAATATGAGAAACTGTTTCCATTTTTTCATTGGGAAACTCATCTTGTTTTTACACTAGGCTCTTGAATACACTGAAGGATGTTCTCAACGAGCTTCATAATATTCTTCATTTATTTGTTTGTTCCCCACAACTATGCCATTAAAGCAATCCTCATTAAATAGGCATCTGAATCGATAAAAGGAGCTTTCTCTTTACGTTGGCGGAATATGTCTCTTGGCATCTCGCCGATATCCTTATACCCAGAGGTGTCCATCAATCTCACTTCAACGTCGTATACCAGCAAAGCCTTTACCAGCTTCATCGCTTTTTTGTGAGCATCAGCATCTAAACCGAGTAAAACAGGAGTATCGTTTGCTACTATTTTTCTAAACAGCTTGCTGTCTTCTCGGAGAGTTGATCCAAGAAGCGGGATGCTATTTTCGCCGGCGATGATCCCGTCAAAAACGCCCTCAACAAGAGTTACTTCTCGCTCCCAGTCTACCAGGAGTTCATTAAATATAATATCTTTATCGCCCGGTCCGTTCATATAAGGCGGCCAGACTCGGGGATCAAATGTTCGGGACGTAAAATAATTGCAATAACCTTCGTTGTCAAATGACGGTAGGATTATTCTATCTTTGTATTCCCCAGAAATAGCATAGCCGATTTTCCAATAGAGAATGTCTTCCTGTTTAACGTCACGTTTTCGTAGATAGTTTAGGGCAGGTCGTGCAGACGGTGGGTGGTTGTTCCCGGTAAGCGTTCGGAACTCATTTGGAAGGTCTATTTGTTGGCTAGATTCTGTTTCTTTTCCAAACAGGTTGTCTAGGTCGCCTAGCTCAATGTCGGCGTCAAAATCTTTCCATCTATGGATGTGTTGGATCTGTCCCCATCTGCGGACAAGTCGTCGGAGCGTTTTGCCGGCATACCCACATGCCCAGCACTTAAAGAAGCCTTTGCCTAGGCTTACTGAGAGTTTAGGTTTGTGGTGGTGACAGCACACAGATTCATAAAGAAGCTCTTTTCCGACTCGTCTTGGTCGTCCCAGAATCTCATCAAGTATCTGTTTCTTCTTTTTTGCCGTTGAATCAGCTACCAATTAAAAGCCAAGTTCTTTAAGCTGGCGGATGGTGGCGTCTATATTATCAGGGTTATGTTTTATGGCAATACCGCCGCCTTCCCGAAACTCGTCAACATACTTGTCTCGGTCGTCGATCAGCACTGCTGGTTCACCCTTGTGGGTTCCAAAGCTCTTCTTGCTGTCAGATAGGTTGACCCGCTTGCTCGGCATATTAAGTTCTCGTTTACACCAGATATATTTCCCGACTTTGGATCCTTGCTCCATCGGTGCTGACAAGATTTCTAATCCGGGGATCTCGCTGATATAATCCCACAGTTCTTTTCCCTGGCGCTCCCAGGAAAGTCCTGCCCATAAATCCTTGTCATCTCCGACAAGACTCTTCATATATTCACGAACCTTTTTGTTGTGCGGCAGAGATGATTCATCTGGTGCACGGTCAATATCTGCAAGAGTAATTTCGCGATGGCCTCCCATCTCGGCAAGGGCGGCGTGAACTACCTCATTCAAGGGATTTGATTTATCCATAGCGATTGGCATAAGCATTTTGTTCATGTGTTTTAAAACACCGTCCTCAAAATTTACCAGGCATCCATCCATATCACAGTATAACTTCATAACTAACAGCACTCCTTCTACATATACATTATGCCATGGTTTTGCTGTAAGTCAAGAACTTTTTTGATATCTCTAATCAGTCAGAACTATCTTCTCGGTCAAGAAGCCTTCGTTGTCTTTGTTCTTTAAAAGAAATTCTCCGGCTCTCGCTATGACTATGGCGTCAGCACGATCATCTGTGCCCCTCTTGAAGTTCTTCCCGCCGCGAGCCATCTCATATCTAAAGGCTGTCTTTTCCTTTTCAATGACTGCTTCTATCACCATTTTCTTTCTACTTGGACCCTTTGTTCCGCGAGGGAACGATAGTCCATATATAGAACGAGCCGTGTTAACATTGATATATACGGGGGGGATGTCAAAGGATTCGTAACAGAGCCAAGAAACAACTCCGTTAAACTTCGCAAGTTTGATGATTGTGTCTGCCCTTGATCGCCCTGGGACAAACTTCTTGAGCGCAGTTTCTATGTAGACTTGTTCTATATCGTGCTCTGCCCTAAGCGCATGCAGATTCGCTCCAACAAGTTCAATCTTTTCATAGGGGTCTTCAATTTTTGACAGGTCCCAATTTTCGGACAACGTCAGGAGTTTATTATTGATGCCGGCAACGCCGACCATGGTAGTAGAAATGTCTAAGCCAAGTATCATACTGTAATAATACTACAGATCAAGCTTTAGTTTAAATGTATAAGAGTCTTCTTCGCGTTTTATAACTGGGTTTGCGACTTTGGCAATCGCTATCAGGTTCTTATTCGTATCAAATATCCCAATTTTACTTATGAACACTTGTTTTTGGAAATCTTTTTCGTGCCGGCAAAATTCACTTTGTATTGTGTTTTTAATGGCGAGGTCGCGAGGTTCAATATATGAACTGCTGTTTGATACAATTCCTTCACGCCAGCCTTTGTGAGATGCGCTAACCCACGTGGGGTTCTGAGAGTTGTTTAGGTCGCCAGCGTTTGCTACTGCAAACATGGTTATTGTTGGGATGTTACTAGTTCCCCTGAACCCAACCGAATAAACACTACTGGTTGCGTAGTTTTGTGAGTTTGTTCCGGAATATGCTGCAAAGTTCATCCAAGTTGCGGCTGATTGTACACCATCGTTGGTATAGTCATCATAGTTTGGAGTTATTGTCTGAGATGAGGTTAGCATAATAAACCCCTCATTGTACAGGACTAGCCCGACAACAGACCCGCTAGTATCCCCCATCGTTGAGACTAGTTCTCCGTTTTGGTTCTCATCAATTGCCTGATCCATAAGTGTACCAGTGTAGTGGAATTTCAGATCCACAGTTCCTGGTCGTATACCGGAATCATAAAAGATTGAAGGGACACTTATGAGATTAACTGACCCAGTAAGTAAAGGCTTATCAACTGCCGGATTACTTGATGAATATTCAAACCGGGGACTCATTATTTTATAGGAGTTGATGGTACTCCCAAGCGCCATCATTCTCTTTCTTGCCGAAAAGAAGGTATCTGTTGAGCCCTCTTCGGCGCTGGGCAAAGTAGCTGCAGCTATCACCTCTCGTTGAATGCTGGCAGTCAAAGGATAACTGCTCGTCATGAGCGTTCCATAATCCATAGCGTTATATTCCGCCTTAGATATACTTGACCATGAATCTAGCGATCCATCCTTTACCGCAAATGGATAGATTTGGTTGGACTCGTTGTCTCCGACCACTACGATGCTACTTGTTAGTTCTCTTCCCACATTCATTTCGTATAAATTTATACTTCCACTGGGAATAGTGGCATCGTCGTGTCTTGAGTTATTTATATATGAACTTCCACTATAGAAGGTTACTTCGTATATGGGTTTAGTGACGAGTCTATTTATATAAATATCGTCTGCGTTGAATTTATGGAGGTATGGCATATTGTTTATCCTCTACAATATACTAACTAGCCATGAGCGAAGTCTTATTATGACTTTAGTAGTCTAGCCGAACCCGGAGCGTAAACTCTTGGGCAGGTGTCTTCTTCAGCGGCTCGCTAAGTTTGGCAGTAGCTAGTAATTCATTGTTTGTTCCATACAGCCCGACTGTGGTGATATAGGATACAGGATCGTCAGTGCGAGACTCTTTGACCCTAAGCTTACTACCCGTTATATAAGTTGGGTTACTGCTGTAGTTGAACTCACTAGCGTTAGCCCGACAGAAATAAATTGTTGAGTTAAGCTCAGTAGTATTTGCAAAGTAAATATTCTGAACTCGTTCGCGAAGACCATCAACTGCGCCGGACATTGAGGCAGAGATAAAGCTACCGCTTACTCCATATCCGGTGCCGGCAGTAGCGTTGGTTTCCATGATGATTTTTCCGGCTGTGGCAGCACCGGTTAGCATAGTATCAGATAGAAGTCCGCCACTAGCAGCCACCTTGAACAGAGATGAAGTAAGAACTGCTATCCCTGCCTGATAATATAAGAGCCCGCAGGGGACAAACTGGTTAGTCAAAGTATCACCAGTTGAGGCGGTTGCATACAATATATTATATTCGCCAGCGGGCGAGTTTACTTTATAGCTTGTAGACCCAGAGGTATCCTTGACCCGGACCACATGGTCGGTGCGAGCGCCGGGAGCAGTTGTAGCGTTGCCGAGTGGATCTACAGAGAGATCCATGTAAAAGGTGCCTTTTTGTATTTCGTCTTTTGTAAGAAGTCTAGCAAAGTTTACAAAATAACACTCCTTGATTTTATTTCCAGAACCAAGATCGCCGTCTTCGTCAAATAATCTGATGCTTCCTGTGGTATCGTGGCCGGCAAGGACCTGCGCCATCTGATTATATATCTGCATTTTCTGTGTGTTTTGTGTACTGGCAGAGGATGAATAAGCTGATCCTGTCGAATAGCCCATTGTAATATCTAAAATGTGGTTAGCAGAGGAGCTTAAGTAGGGATAATCGTACACACTCTGGAACATGCCGTGGGAGTAATTTTTGATGTTCTCCTCGCTTGTTGAGTTCGGCGGGAGTTGTGGCTGAGTGTACGTGCCTGAGACAATTGTTCCCGTGATTGGGATAGCCTCGTGTAGCTTTGTTCTAGCGGACTGTATGTCCGTGGTCAAAAGAGTTTTGAAAGAAGTTGCCATTTCGTTATCCTATATTATACTTTTTTTATAAAGCGTACAGGAATATCTACACGATACCCTGTTGTGAAACCAGTTATTCTTATCATTGATTCAATGTATTTGAATGAGACACCAGCACCGGCACCCAAATAATCGGTTGCGGTAGTACCACCAAGCTTCTCAAATAGTGTGTTGCCGGTAGCTATCTCTTGTGAGGAGAGAAGGCGGAATGCTAATCTTGTTCCGTAGCGGCCTCCTGTGCTTGTCCCAATAACAGTCTGAGAGTTGGCAGGACTGTTAATATCATCTGAGGTAGTAAAAGTATTGACACCACTAGCGCCGCCGTCGGGTGTAGCAAAGTACTCAGGGTTAGAGTTGAGAGATAGATAATAGCTAGCTACGTTATCGTCATCTACAAATGCTGGGCGGGCTGTGGAAGCGCCGTCTACTGGCAGTATCTTACTAAGACGATTATCCATTTCAATGAGAAACTGCGTTTCGCGAAGTGGGTCGCCGCCGGCGAGAAGGGAGATAGACAGTTCATCTGTATCTAAACCTTGATCCACAACAATTGCGCCGGCAGTGCCGGCATCGCTGACGCTACCGCCGCGAAGAATGCCTTCACCCGTGCCACCTATGTATAATGGAGAAGTTCGTACTGCGTCCCAGGTTGTTTGCTTGGATGTGTTATTATCAGCGCAGACAATATATCCACCGGTAGGAACGTTTGTTTTGTAAGTGCCTTCGTCAATAGTACGATAGATAATGTTATTAAGTTTGATTACTGGCAGATAAAGCATATCTCCACGTGTGTAGGAAACAAGCTTGGATTTCATCATTGAGGTATTGTTGGTAAACGCTTCAAGAACTGGTGTTTGCAAAATATTTAAATCGTAGTAAGCTGATCCAGATGGGTGACGACCTTCTATGCTATTTGCGTTACGATATAAAGAGTAGTCAATTTCATCATCACCAAGGGCGAATTTGACTATCCTAAAACTCCCGTCTCCTGCTGCTAAGCGCTTCCTGCCGGTATCGGTCAAGACGGCATCTAATATAATATCACCGCTGTTATCTAAGAATCCCATTTAACGCTCCTTGATGTTAACCTATTCACAGTTGGTCAATGCTGTTATTAAATAGTAGCATTTTTGTGTTTTTAGCCTTTTATGTATCCTCAACAACTTCCCTGGTGTTGAAGTTTAAGCGCAGGTCTATTTTTCTTCCTGTTGCCTTTGAGGTTAGCCTGACTATAAAGTGGTTATTTTGAACCTTATCCTCTTCCTCAGAGACCAGCCCCTTCGTCTGATTTTGATAAAATTGATCTTGGGAGTTGTCGTATGTTTCATAAAATGGTAACGACTGTAAATCCGCTGCGCTGATCTCTAGGAACCTAGTCACTTCCCTTGATGGGACTTTGGATGAAATCGGCTTAGGATCGTAGATTCGTATGTGAGGTAAAAACAAACCCTTATCGTATTCTAAAAGCACTTCATAAATTTCAGTTGGGTTTGACATGAGACCATGAATGTCTATAGAACGGAAAGTATAGTAATATGTCTTATTTGGTTCTAGGTTATCAACAAAGTCAAATGCGGTAGCGACATCATCACTAATCTCCGGATCTGCCGTCAAGTCTAGAACCCGGTGGAGATTACTATCAAAGTTTGTATAAATTAACGCAGGAGTTATAGTGCCGGGAAGAAGCGTGTCTGTCCTATAAATTTCCATTCTCTTGACTTCCTCCGCACCTTCGCTTCGGAACTCTAGGTTCCCGTACGGGAGATCAAAATTTTCATTTATCTTTTGGTGAATAGAAAGATTCCTGAAGAATGTTTGTTCTTCCCCGGAGATTGTTTTGTAGGGAATTGTATTCTTCCCCATATACGCGCCGACTGCCACGTTTAGGTTTATAAGTATTTGCTTATGATTCGTCTTATATGGAAAAATATCTACAAGCGGTGGCAATGGCGGGCGGTCCATAATTTTCGTTTCTGGATAGTTGAGTCCGCCGGCGGTTGGTGGCGGTTCCCACCATCGGGTGTGGCCTATGCGGAGTCCATGTGACCAGGATTTTGTGAACACGGGGTATTCTACTATTTTAATACTTGGCAAGGTTTCTACATTGAAGGAGTGATAGATAGGGTGTCCGACAGCGGCGACGGTGCGACCACTTTGGTTCCTTGTTCTAAATCTATATTTTGCTCCATAGACGACAGCATATGCATATAGTTCATAATGGTATATCTGATTAAACTTTACCTGTGTGTCAACAAAATTTATGATTTCTGTATAACTTGTGTTTGGGAAGAAGTAGTTTTGTATATCTTCAAACGATCCGTCAACCTTTTTTCGCTTTACGAGCTTATAGACAATTGTTTCTGCCTTACAGAGACTCTCTCTAAAGTTGCCCAATAATCTTAGATTATACGGAATTACGTTTTCTGCGCCAGCAGCACGGATTGATTCTCTCATCCCGGTGAGGGCTAATTCCGTCATATAGTCTAGACATGCTTCGGGGTCAACTCCTACGGGATAGTCATCGCCTCGGGCAGTAAGAACAGACATCACTGCGTCGGATGCGACGTTGTCAAAAAAGTCATCAAAATCATAAGACTTGGTTACTTGCCTTGACCTGATATAATTCCTCAGTACCGGTCGGTTAAAGAAGCTCCCCCAAGAGAAAGGGTTGGGATCGGGGTTTGGGAGTGCAAACCCGGTGGAAGTGCACTGAAGCTCAGTGTTGGCTACCGGGGTGGCAGCGATTAAACTATTCATGAACGCCGAGCTTGTCTTTGTCCTTTCCATCATTTTCCCGATGGGTCCGATCTTATTGGTGGGTATCCCAACTTCTATGTACATCGGGAAGGCTGCTTTGGCGGTATTAAACTTTGGATAGATATCCATATCGCCAGAAGGAGTAATTGTATCTGCATTTTCTCTGTCTAAGTTCTTATACATATCTACGGAGACATTGCCATTAGCAACCGCGGCACTATAGCTTTCAATATAGCTTACGAAATCTTCGTCGGTTGTTCTTGGTAATATAGAGTTATCAAATTCATCTAGCGTTATTTTTCTATCATAGTTGCCCTGGAGTTCTGCTGCCCGGCGATCAGTACTGCCCGTTTGCCAAGAAGGCGCATCGCCGAGACCGAGTCCGGGTTCATCAGTAATGAGTGAATAAACATACATATTTGGCAATACAGTTTCTGGAATATTTGGTGCAGATATTGCTTGCTCATATGATTCGTTATAATAATTATATTCAGGGTTGATAAATGCCGGAGACAAAGCTGCGGTGTCGGTACGGTCACCGGCAATATTAGCATTATGAGAAAGCCAATCTAAAATATACGGAGCGGTGACAGAGAAATCATAATATTCGTAGTCTACATATGAGGCAGAACTTTGAACATAATATGCACTATCCCCATATGCCGCTAAGGCTGCCTTTTTTGCAGTGTGGGGAGAATGCTCTTCATCTATTATTAACTGAACAGCGTGGGCAGAGGCTGGTGGTACTGGGCGGTCGCGACCGGGAGGTGTTCGCCAGTTGCTATTGTTATCTTCAAATAATGCTGGGGTTGTGCCTATCGCCGCCAACTGTCTTATGATTTGTGGACTGTTTCTGGTGAATGGAATATTCCTCATATAGGCAACTTCTTGTTCTGCTGGCATTCTCTCAATTGAGGCAGAAGTTCCCAGCGCTGCGATTGAGGTTGCTACATTATAATCGGATAACTGACCAAAAGGTCCCGGCATAGATTGACTAAAGTTTAGGTCGCCGCGGCGGGGATGAGATGTTATGGGAACAGTATCACCGTTTATCGCCGAGTTATATTCGGTGGCGTTCTGGGTGGTCGCGGGAGAATAACTAAGAATGCCGGTGTCCACATTCCTGTTGTAACCGGGCCAAGACCAATTTATAGTAAATGAGTTTGGGGGCTCAATAGTCGGTCGCCGAGATTCGGCGTCTCCGATATGTCCAGAATTTTCTGCCGAAACCGGGACAACAACAAAGTTCTCGGGGAAGAACGGAGGGAGGTTGAACCCGAAAGGTTCTCCAGATACAGGATCTGTTAACACCCTGTAAGATTGCGGTGGTTGGCGAGTAGTATCAAAGTAGCGCCGGAAAGGATCTGTATTAGAAGTATCCCGGCGGACTGTAATTTTTCTTGTGTGAGGAGAGGGAGTATCTTCTGGCATATTTTTTACCTACCTAGTCAACTACGAAGAAGCCTTCCATTTGGTCGTCTCCTCCTTGCAGCCCGTTATTATTGTTTTCATTGCCACCTATGCCGCCGAGGGCGACTAGTTCTGGTTCTTCGTCTTGTGCAAGCTTGGAGAGGGGTTCAGCGTCCTCTCTCTCTTTTGGCTCTTCGCGCTCTCTTCGTTCTTGGGGTACATCATCCGGTGTATCTTCTGGAAGATCAATCCGTGAGGAACGCAGGATAGTTTGGGCGCTTTCTGCATCTAAAATAAAATATTGGTTATAAACCGGTAGTTGAAAAATATCTGGTATGGTTATGTCACTTACAATAGCCACAGTCGGAAGGTCATCGTAGGATAAACTACGCACACGACATAAAAGTGTTTTATTATAGTTGCCGCTGTATGTACTTTCTGTAAGCTTCTGCCACATGGGCATTCCGAGACTTTTAGCGCCGGTGCGTAGACCACGAGAAGTTTTATCAAAATCGGATAAGTATTCCACAACTCCAATCTGCCTATAGTTCATCCACATTGCTAGAAATTTAGTATATATTTTTGTTGGGTCTATAGCAGAAATAGGAGTGGAGGGATCGTCACCAAGTGGTGAGATTAGCTTAATAGTAGAACTGCCAGCACCACTCTCAGGCTGAAGAACTGACGGCGGAACTACTTCAAACCCTGCATCATAATCCCCCAGTTGACCCGATACCGATAAAATGATTTGGGCTTTCATTTGGTTCGGAAGATAGGAAAGAGTGGTTCCTAGCACACCCGACAAATTATCAGGAGTTAGAGACAATCTTTGAGACAAGGAAGTTATAGAGTTGATCGTAGATTGAAGGTATTTCTCGTTCCTCTTGATTGGGTTATTGACTTTAAGTTCGCCCATAAAAGCAAACATTAATTTTACAGGGGCAGCTTCGTCGGCAGGCTCGTCCTCGTCGTCATCGCTTACGCCGACGGCAGGAGTGTCTCCGGCTTGGGGCCACCAAGATATCCCTGGGGTGCCCTCTGAGGCTATACTTTGTGCGTCATCTGTTGTGGGAGCCGCCGTCGGAAATATTCTTTCCTCGTAATGTGGAGTTGAGATTCCGATTGACGGAGTAACTTTACACCCTATATCTGTTAGGGAATCAGATAAACTATGTTCAAGAGTTCTTTCGTCTTGCGGACTTCCACCAATGATTTTGTGAGGTCTGTCGTGTAGGTTCACAATGTCTACAAATAATTCTGCATATCGGTCAATATCAAATTCATTTGTATTTGATATTGAGTTTTTATAATTCGTTTGTTCTATGTCTTCTTTGCCACGAGATCTTATTGTCTTCGGAGTAAAATATGAAAATGCGGAATCAGAGTAGGACGTTCCAAAGGGTGCGATTGGAGCACCATCATTGGATAATACATCAAAATATTTATTAAACTCTTCTATAACTCTACCGTTCATTTCATCTCTGGAAATGTGCATGATCCCTTCGGTGGCCGGGGCGTCAGATGAGAAAATATAATCATACCCCATCTCCTTGCCGATGCCCACATCATGCACTTCATTGAAATATAAAGTGTTTGTCAGAAGCCTGTGGCTGCCTAGTTTAGAAAACACTCGCTGCGGTGATATCGCGCCAGTGCTCATACCATCTTCTGGGAGTATCTTCTTTATTGTGTCTTCCAAAGAGATAGATAGACTCTCTAAAATGAGAGCAATCTCAAGTAAAGACTCAGGGTTTTTTGATCGCTTTAAGCTTGTCATCTGTCCTAAAATTTCAGGACGCGATAATCGGGAGGTGCCGGCAAGGAATATACCATACAGGGTCGCGTATTGCCGGATCGCAAGATCAATTGTGGCATCTGCTGTTGTATTGGAATAAGTTATCTCTGCTAAAAGTTTTGTGCGAGTATTAGTAACAGGATTATAAAGCCCTGAGTCCTCAAATGAGTTACTTGGACTTGTTATAATCCTGTCATAAATATTTCTAATGTCTGCTATGTTTTTAAGCAAACTCTTGATTGCTCCTCTCAGAAAATCTAAAGAGGGGTCGCGAACCACAAACTCAACGCCATATTGAACCTTTGCTGTATCTCCGGCGTCTGGCCTGTTTGAGAAGAAATCGGAACCTTCATAAAAGAATACTCCGGGCTGATCAAACTGTCCGGATATATTCTCCATATAAGAAACTCCGGAGTCTGCCACTATCTCAAGTGTGTCGTCAGATTTGTCTGGTATCATTTTCCCATAGGTTAGCCCGCCAGGAATGCCAACTACTCCCTCAGATTTTATTGTTCTGCGGTGGATTTTCAAGCCAACAACATCGGCGATGGACTGTCCGTCTAAATATCTGCTAGCTGAAAATAGGGTGTTCGCAGATCTAAGGTTTTTGAACAGAGCCGGGAACATGCTATTGTCTGCCAAATATTCGCGGAGATCAAATGCGAATACATAATGTGTAGAGTCGTCAGGTCCCTTTGTCAACCATAAAGGAGAAAAATAATTCCCCTCCTTGATTTCCTTTGCAGTTATGTTTTCAGCACTAGCTGCGAGAATCTCTTGCTTCGTAGTTTTATACAACTGGTGGTTTACCGGAGGAGAAGTAAGTTTGGAAATTCGCCGCACGTCCTGCACGATCGATGCATCTTTCGCTGCCAGTTCAACCGAAGCGTTTGGTCCCAGGGGAGGAGCACCAGGGGTCTGTAATTTATATTTTGTTTGGATACCCGATAATATACCAGGATTTATAAATCCCATCCCTGAAGATAAGGAGGTAGTATCCGTGATATTCTCTCGCGGAGGGATCTCTAAATTCTCAGCGAACAGGTTATAATCAAAATATATAAAGGCATATAGGCTAAGCTGACTGCCGATTTGATATGTTAGCTCGTACTCGTCATCATTCCTTGATAAAATATCTGTACTTGCGCCTAGGCGAATCCGGATTGGTGCGAGAAAGCTCTTTTCCATCGTATATACTTTTTCTTCTTCGCCAGCAATATTAGAAAAAGAGTAGTTAGAGATTTGACGATTTGTCAATCCCGGTTCGCCGTTATCCATCGGTGGTCCGGCGACTAGAAGGCTTGAAATAGACCGATCATATACTAGCATATTTTGAACAGCGAATTGGTCTTGGGCTAGCTGCGTCGGTGGGTAAAACATTAGGCTTTTGTTGGCTGACTTAAAATCTGATGTGAGTGTCCCAACATCAAAAGGTCCGCCAATGCCAACTAGGTTTTCTATAGCGCCGCCGATTCGCGGAGTGAGCGGAGATGATAAAGGATTCTGCCTTCCAAAGCTTGAGCGGCGTAAGTTCTCTATAAACTCTGCAGCGCCAGGCTGTCCAGATACATCCATTAGCCCTGCACTATATTCGTTGACTCTCTGCACCAGATAGTCAAGTGAGGTTGATTGTTCTCTAGAAAAACACCCAATAGCACGAAAACGTAAGTATTGTGTATAGTCGGAGTTATCATACCACCGTAGTGCCTCTTCTCCACGAACGCCCTCAATTAGACTAAAATTGGCAACAATGTCTTCTGTCGCTGCCAAGAGTTCATCACCACGATCTGCCGTCTCTATAGTCACCGACTCAACAGATACTGTTGGCATGATATTACTTATAAGCCCTGCACCCTGGGCGATGGCGACGTTTTCGTCACCTTCTGCTGGGTTTACTCTACATGGGTTATCGTCCTGTGGCATAACTTATTCCTATGATTCCCTTGGGCTACACACATCTTCTGGGATGCTTATTTTGCCGGCCTTATATAAGTTCTCGCCGGGACGAGGCTTGACATCTTCTATCTCTTTATCTACTCTCACCGAGAGGTAATATTCTGCAAAGGTATTATTTAGTTTTGGGTACCGTCCCTCAATACCGTCTTCATCAGAAGAAAGGGTTTTATAAACATCTATGTCTTCTTGTGCATTTAAAATATCAGCGTCTGATGCTTCCTGATTCACAAAGCCTAGTTTTTTAAGATTTCCGTTGCCCGAATCTTCTACCTTAAACACCTCAATATCAAAGTTTCCTTGTGATTTTAGGATCGTGTTTAGTTCCAAAACATCGATGAGTATTCTATCATTTTTTGTTAGATCATAATGCACAAATTCTATTTGTTCACCTTCTTCTTCTTTTGTGACAGTGCTCCGAGAATAGTCAACCCTAAGGCTTGCCGAAACTGTCGGAATAGCTAAATTTGTAGCATATGTGGCAGACCCCGAAAAAAGAACGCTATCGGCCATTGTGGAAAGATGCCAACTTGGCATGTAGGCAGAGAATGGACTACTACTCCCCAGTGGCTGCATAAAAGATAAATTTGCTACCGAGAGTTGATAGAACTCTGCGTGCCCAATATTAGTAATAGAAGTATTATTGACACTGGAAGTAAACCTTGTCTGTGTTGACAATCTTTCTGTCTCTTTTATCCGTGATACTATATTATTTTGTATTTCTGTAAGACCGGCATATTCGCCGTCGTACAGAATGTCATCATCATAAAAACAATAATACTCCGGAGCAAACTCACCTTTTGAGAGTATGTGTTTGCCGTAGGGTGTTAGCTCAAAGCTAATCACTTGTTCTTTTTTATTCAAGTAGCTTGTCATATACTAAATATCGTCTGGTATGTTTTATTTCGTGTTATCAGAATTTGAATTTTCCACGAAGGTTGACTGAATACTTTGCTGATGGGGATTTGCGTATAACGCCTTTTCCTACTCTTCCTTTTGGAGAGTCTTGTCCTGTCAGTTTATAGATCCTTTTCGGGGAGGATTTAGAAGGAGATAAACTCTTAGATTTTGAGACTTTTCCCTTTTCGGCAGGGATACCCTTAGGTTTAGATTTGCCGACCTTGGGATTGGCTTTGGGCTTTTTAGGACGGACAGATTTTTGTGGGCGGCGGGCTTCAGCCTTTTTGAGGGGGTCGGATCTGACCGGGACGTCTGCTGTCCGTAGTCCATTGTTTAGGTTGGGGGATCCTCCAATGGCGAGACTAACTATTTCCTCCTGCGGCCGAGGTTGGCGCTGCTTTCCATCTTGTCGTGATCTTGCTTGACCTTGCCGGTTATCTTGCCCCTTGAGGATAGACGCCAGCACTTCTTCCATTGTTAGTCCAGAACTTTTTTCGTCTCTAGTATCCAGTACTTCAGGTCCTGGTGCTTCTTCCGGCATATCTTCAATATCTAATTCTGGACGGAAAGTCACCTTTGTAGATATTTTCGCAGATTCTATTATAGAACAATAATCATAGGGCCAGTTATATGTATTCCGTCCTTTGCCTAACTTATCAGATTGGTATAGGTTCTGCGTATATACATTTTTCCTCGCGGCGAGGGATGCTTTTGCACCTGGCGGCAAGTCCTGGGATATATATCCGAATATGGAGTTGAAGTTTTCGGCAGATACGCCGCCGTTAATCTCTTGTATAATCATGGAGGTATAGCTGGTTGGACCTCTTTGTTTTGCCCGGAACACCATCCATTTAATCTCTGGGATGAATCCATTTTTATCCATGAGTGGCGTGGTATCTAAAAGATCAATACGTGGCTTGCCGGTTCTTGGTATGCCAATATCTAGTTGTTTTTCTAATATTTCTGGGAATACGGCAGTACCCTGCTCAGAAGCTACTCCGGGCATATAGTGATCAATTGAGGTCACGCTTACTTTCATCGCAGTTGAAATATCCGGCATAACTCCTTGCCAAATATCTGACAGGTCTTGGCGACTGAGAGCTACTGTATGTTCCATTAGATAAACCACCGGAACACTTGTTATATCTCCTGGGGATAATATCTCGTCATAGTCATCGCCGCCGAAAGGGTTGATGAAATCAGGTATTGAAGGATAATCCGGTGGGAGGAGCGGTGCTAATTCCTTTTGAAGAGACGGCGGCAATGAATATTTTGTAAAGGCACGACGGAATTCTTTGATCTTCGGACCGAGGGCAGTAGAAGAAGCACGCAGGGTCATTGCCCTTGTCTGCCCTGTCCTTGGATCTTTGTAAAAAGGAACAGCTATAATCGCCTCTGATATTGTTTTCTCAGCATTTCTAGCGAGTTGTCCAATTGGTTTTGCTCTCTCTGGCATCCATTGGTTCGGAGGCATAATTTCTTCTTGGTTGAATCCTACTAAGGATGCCAGTGATCCGATGGTCCTGCCAGATTGCACGACGTATAAAGGAACTTTTTTCACGGCGGTGACTTTTGATACATTAGCGCTGGTAGCATCCACATACGCTCCGGCAAGCCGGAATTCCGATGACCTGTTGTTTATATCAGAAATATACATAAACAAGCCCTCTCCGTCAGAAGGCATTGTTCCATATTGATGCCACATCCCCTTCGTCCAATTTGGTTCTCCGACATTGTTGAAGTATCCGTCTTCTGAAAGAGATGCCGAGAAGTTGTATGGGGTGGATTCTACGGCAAGTATCTTTGTTCCTGCTGTTAGAGTTCCAAGTGTGATAGACCCATCGGTAGACGACCCTGAGAATGTTGTGTCGCCCTTGACCATCGGTACCACAGTAATCGGGTTCTTGGTTATATCTACTTCTAATATTGGAAGACCATTTTCTTTTCTTGCCGCGTTTAAGCTTATGCCGATGGCGCGGGCAATATTTGATGCGTTGGGCTTGAGAGGAAAGATGAGGGGATCAGCTATTCCGATAACGGTAGGAGTAGAATCTTCTGGATATGTGGTCGACAAATTCTCAAAAACAGCATTATAAGATACCCCGCCTAGGACCATGTCTAGGGTTGCTCCGGACATGGCTGCTGCAATTCCTCCGCCTTCCAAAATGCCAACGTTTGCAAAAAGCTGTGTACCATCTCTGGGGAAATCAAGAACTGGGCATTCCCACTTTGGCATGATGACCCATTTATTTTCATCAAACGGTTTTATTTTTCCGCCGACTTCGGTAGGGAATAAGTTGTCAATGACAATGGATGCATCTATATCCATTCTGTTCTGCCAGGCACGATTCCACATATAATTTGGGGTAGCTGCACCATGGATCGCCGCCGAAGAAGTAAGGGAGGAATAGGATCCTGATGCGAAGTCATAATATCTTCCGTCAGAGTTTAGGAACTCAATATAAATATCATCACTGTTTAGTATATTGGTTAGTGTAACCTCGCTGTCCTGCTGTGGCATATAGGTTATGCGGGCAAGGCTCGGACCATAATAATAAGGTGGTGTAAACGGGGCAAACTCTCCGCGGTGCAGCGGCCAATCTTTTCCTTCTGGTACGGTACCCACAGAAGAGGTAGTCGCTGGTATTGTGGTCGTGCCGTTGGGGTACCAGTCGGCGGATCCGGTAGCAGTAGGAGGACCAAAGGCATATGGGTTGCTATACATATTAAACTGGTCGGTTTTTCTCATACCGATTTCCATCATGTATGCCACTCCAGAATTAACTGATACGGTTCTTGGTTCCGTTGAACTCGCCGGCTGGTTACCTTCGGGGTTTGTATTAGGGCTCTTTCTTGGTAGCTCTGCTACAATTTTAGTCATATGCCCGCCCTCTGGCTTCTCAGATAAGAAGAACGACGGGGTTGCTGCTAAAAAGTTTGATATAGCCGAGCGGTATAAAACATCCTTTATTGATCCGCTACTTAACACCGATGCCGACACAAACATCGCCATGTTGGAGTTGATATCGTTTGGCATCAGAGGTGACTTTAGATCGCTTATATCGTCTAGCGGCTTAAGCAAAGATTCAAAGGGTATCCGGTCGGACCAAAAGAATCCGGCTCTTGCTTCAGCACTGAAATCAAAATCTGTCTCAGCACCAGTTTCGCGACGGCGACGAGAGCCGGGTATCTGGCCGGGCTCAATGCCTCCTCCTCCGACCATGCCGACTGTCCAAGAGCCTGTCAGTGCACCCTGTAACGGGTCATAGTCTGAGCCTGTGACATTCCAGGGTAAAGTCTGTCCGGCACGGCGGACAGGATGGTCAACTGCTATGCCTGATTTAATAGAGTTGTAGAGTATACCCGGAGAATAATATGGATCCAGAATTGTTCTAAATCTCTCTGGTCGCGAGGCATGTCCAGTTTCTCCATCTCCGTCCGGACCACTGTAACTTACATAAGAAGAATATGATTGAGAAAATAAAGCTGCTATCTCTATAGTTCTGGTCTGGGGGTAGAATCCGTCATAAGGCAAAAGTTTAACTGCCGCTTCTGATGTCATCGTAAATTGTTTAGGTGCCTTGTTGAATTGGAGATCTTTTGTTTTGTACCCCATAAACGTGTCTAAATATTCTACAAAATCAGTGGTACTGTACCTGGTCATAAATTCTGGCTGTCCGGAGCTTGTCAGGTGATCAGACGCACCGGTCAAGGAGATTGTACCAGAGAAAGAAGCCAACATGTTAGAGCGATTGATATAACTTGTCATGTGCTCAGAAATTCTAAATTCTGGTATAATCGTATTTTCTTTAGAGATTAACCTTATATCCTCCACAAAACTCTCATAATTCTTATAGAAGGGAAATCTATTTTGTGTATAAATCGGTTCGCCCAAGGCAGGCTCAACGAGTTTTCTTTCTAATCCCGCTGTCCAATCTGGTCTAGTTGCGATACCGCCGGGGCGATACGGATCAATTTGTGTTGTGCCATCCGTAAGTCTTTTATGATTAGGAACTGAATATATGTATTGTGCCGCAACAATACTTGAGGTATTATAGTATGTTGACCCACTGTTAGCAATGGCCGCGGGAATTCCGCGTCCGTCTATAACATTACCGTAGTTACAACTCATCAGTTCGCCAGAAGCCATTTGTCCGGCGGCGGCTGGGTATAGATGAATATTTTCGCCCGCAGTAGTCCCGCCGCTGGCGAAGGCTGTGACAGTTAGCATTTCGTCTACTCTGTCGGCGTACATAAAGGTATCCATTGGCCAAATTGATCCGGTACCAGCGCCCGAAATGCCGGACAAATTGATGGTATCTTCAAATCTGTACCATGGTGTTTGCTCCTCACTTCTTAGAGCATATCCTTGAGAAGTGGTAAACTCTGTTTTTAGACGGGATTGTGTCTTTACATTAGTTTTTATAGTTGAGCCATCATATAAACTAGCAACGTTGCTAAGACTTGATACGGTGGTTGTGGGACGGAGGTAATCGGGCTCCCAAGCAGTGAATTTGAATACCTGTCTGGTTCTAGTACCCGATAAAAATGTATGTATTTCTTTAGGATATATCTGCTCGGAATATACAAATCCCTTTATTTTATCTACACCGGTGATTGAGCGAGGCACCTCGGATAAGTAATGTCCCTTAATGACTTCATAAGGGGTCTTAATTTTCCCTGAGATATGCTTTTTACTACCCCCAAAAACTATGTTAAGACCCTTGTTGGCAAACGCTTGCATATCATTACCGTAAGAATATATTACGTCAACATCCATTTTCTGGTTATATTCCGTTATCTCCGGAGTACCGCGATATGTTCTAATTGTATGAATAAGCGGAGAGTATTTTGCAGTAACAGGAGGTTCTGTATATTCTTCAGAATATCTCTGCGTAATTATATTTCCAGCACGATCAGAATATGTCTTTTCCTTATTATTAACCGAGATTCTCTTTGTATCGGTAGATAGATTACTATTAGTTGGCAATATGTGGATTCTGCCATGTTTTCTATCATGTACAGCGCGAGGTGCCGAACCTGCTCGTAGCTGGCTCACAGGTCCGAATCCGGTGGGTAACGACCAGATATATTTTAAATCAGTGCCGGAGCCCGTTATAACTGACGAACCAAAAGAGATGGCACTAGATGGCAGGGAATTCGGCGATACAAGAACTCTCTCCGGGTACCTTGATCCAGACTGGATATATTGATCCATATTCAGAGATCCAGTAGTATCAGACCCTGATAACGATAAGAACCAGGAGAAGTTATCTGCCGATGGGACAGGTCTTGTTACGAACGCATTATCCTTCTGGGAACCTGTGATGAAGGATTCCCCAGACAATTTAATTCTTTTTGTCTGGTTCCTTTGAGTTTTGTGGAAGGGGCTAGCGAGGCCGTTGGCAGGAACCGACAGAATGTTTGGACCTTGGGCGTTGCTTGTAGCGGCAGCAAACGAAGCCGGAACGTTGCCGGCATTGAATACCGTATTCAAAGATTCCGGTCCAAGATCCGGTAAATAAACAGAAGAGTTGATATCTGTAATGAACCCTCCCCACTCAGCCGGGGCGGCTAAGAAAGATGTTATACCGGCACCTGCCATAAATCCAAAGTTCCCGGCACGCCGGATATTTATATTTCGGTACGGAAGTGCATTATTTGGAGATAGTTGATCTGATGCTGGATCTCGGAATAACTGTGAAGAGTCTTGATAGCTGCCGGGAGAGGAGAACCGTTGAGCTATAACAGATTTGTTTGTTCTTGCAGAGCCGGTTTGGCGTGAAGAAAGATAATCCGTGGACCCAGTCATACCTAGGGCACGGCTGGACGGGCTCGTTACAAAAGAGGACACTATCCCGCCACTATAGTAGTTTGAGTTATTGTGGACAAAATCTGTGTTGATTGTACGGCGGTCACTTGTCTGGACAATCTCATAGGTATTCTTATAGTTGCCGATTACACTAACGCCGGCGGTCGGAGATATAGATCCAGTAGTTGTTCTTATATTTCTAATGTTTGCCGGCGAAGTGACCGTCATCCCACGAGTAAGGTGACCCGCTGAAATGTTTCCTGGTCCAACAGAAACTATAGAGCCTGTTCCCGAAGAGATGCTTAGATTGAATATTTCGCTTCTGTCTACTTGAGCTAGCGGCGGATTGTGCCGGGCGTGAACTCCACCAACGTGCTGAAAGCCAAAGGGTCCCTGCAGGGAGATTTGTCGCGGATGATAGTTTGTAAAGTCCACGCCTACAACGCCAGCATTTTCCAGGGTTGCTCGGTAACCTGTGTTTACGCTGGAGCTATATGCCCGGAAAGGTGCTAATATGTTTGAGGTGTAGTTGACGCCGTCCTTGATTACCCTAAACCTAATGGGTCGGCGGATGTTCGGGTTTAGCGTTTCCAATGATTGTGGAAGGGGTTCAAACCGATCAAAAACAATATCTCTTTCGGCAGGAGCCTGGCTTCGTCTTTGCTCAAATCTTTCCTCTTGTGGATCTTGTCCGATGAGGAACTCAGCAGTAACATAAACTCTTTGACTGCTCGTAAACTCAGACTGTAGCGCTGCGAGTATACCAGTTCGGTCAGAGTTTATACCTGTCCCCGACTGTGATAGCTGTGATATAGTTCTCTCGGCTCTCGTTTTCCACCAAAACCCATTTTCGGCTTCGTCAAGGGGGATTGGAGCGTGGGCATATTGCCAGCCTCTTGTGTTCCTGTTGTTTGATTGCCCTAAAGATTGTACAATCCCGTCACCCATAGGCAAAGGATAGTTGATCATTTTTTTGTTACCCAAAAAGTGATACTGGTATTTTGGTCTCTCTAGGATATGACTTTCAATGACAGTTCTTATATCTTCGGTATGCCGGGCTGATGCCGGGAAAAGCTGTTGAACCATTTGACCTATGGACGAATCAATCCACTTATAATATTTTACGTATTTTTCTAGATCTGGTGTATTTTCTACTTTCCGAAAAAAGATTTCTCTAAGCTTTTCCATGGATTTATAGGTAAGTCTATATTTGTTGACTGGCTCACCAATCAGATTATTCATATCATCTATAGAAGCGAACAGTTGAAGTATTCTATTTGAGACGCTCCGATACATGCTTTTTTCAAGAGCAAAGAAATAGTTTGCTGGGCGGCGGTTAGGGGCGAATATTTCTACATCATGATCCAAAACCTGTATCATATCGCTGCTAGCAACATACTCGGGTGCCTGGGTCTTATTAGTTTCTACATATTCCTTTTGTACGGGCTGTGAGTTTGCCTTAAAGAAGTTACCCATGCCTGTATGTTGGCGCAGGTTTATAGAGCTTAAGGCGCTGCCCTGGTACATACTGGCATATCCGTTGGCAGCAGAGCCCGAAGAATAATCTTCTACCGAGAATTTACCCAGGGTGTCACTTCCGGTTACTGTTACAAAGTCCCAGTTGAGGGCTAGCGTTTCTATTTCTGGAATATAATTTACATTTGATCCCGTCTGAAAGCCAAAAGTATTCCTGAATGGGTTTTTACGTCCGAAGTTATCAACATCTTTAGAGTGATTGTCTACGGTCCCCGTTGGAATATAATCTGTCCAATATAGTAAACTTGAAGCTCGTACATCGCTGTAGTTCGTGACGGTACCAGTTACATTATTTCTGTGTGCTCCCAAGAACATCCGTTTGCTACTGGCGACTATAGCAGAACCGCTAGTAGCGCCAATAGATGAAGTAACACAGAAACTATTTCTTTTGATCCCCGTATCGTAACTTACACCATATAGTTCTAAAATATATTTGTCGGTCGGTGAGTCAATTTCTGTGCCGAAGACACCATCAGCAAAATTGTATTTCTCTGGACGCACAGAAAGAGCGAAATTCCATTTCCTATTTTCGTAGACATTCTGGAAGATAGAGCTACTAACCACGAGGGTTCCGGCACGGTCATAAACTGCGAAATAGGCGTCTTTGACAGCATGTCCGGGGCTTGTAATCTCCGCATATTCAGATGGCGACTTAACCGCAGCTACTCTCAGTCCATGGTCACTTCCATAATTAGCCCAAGCAGTCTCGGTAGATGTCTGGTCGGTGATGGCAGGAGTATTGAATCCGAATAAACTAACGTCAGTAACCGCTATAGGCTCATATGAAAGCCGAGCAATACCTGAGCGATCCGGGAATATAACTTCGGCTTCAGCAGTAAACGCATGTGGCGCTAGTGTATTGCTTCCTTTTATAAGTCCGGCAGAGTTAGGATTATCGGAATTATAATGTTGGTAGATTGATCCAAACGAATCCTGTCTATTTCTAAGTCCTGAGAAGTCTGCATACTTTTTGTGCGAGACTGCCATTTTATATTCAGTATCTAAGTTATAATCTTGATTGTCCGCATATATGTTTAGCGATACCACCTCATCGTCAATCCCGAAACATCTTATTGTGTTTCTTATTGATTTTTCATTACCTTTGGATTTCAGAATATACGTGAGATTATTATATATGTTCTTGTAGATTGAGTTTTTAATGTCCGGTAGTGACTGATCAAAATCTATCTTATCTGATTTTTGTAGATACTTCTCAATGAGAGTAGCGTTCTCAAATAATTCTGGTGCGTCAAAACCAACAGCTTCCAATATCCTATCGTTGTGTGGGAAATGGCTTATGCTGCCGGTAGCGCTACCGCTGATATACTCATTGTTTCTTACCTTTGTAAGAGCCCCGATTTGAGCGTGCAAAGTATCAAAGTAGCTAGCAATAACTTGAGTAACATTTTGCAACTCGTTCTCAGAATCTTTATCTTCCTCTATTATCCAGGTTGGGATCATATCGGTTATCTTAGAGGAGTTAAACCGATCATACTCTATACCAAGATTGACAAGGTTGCTTCTGTCATTTATTAGTATGGCGCTTTCATTCCGAATAATCGGGTCGCCGGCTTCTCGGAATGTCAATACAGAGGAAGATACGCTTATTTCGTTTATTGCCGATCCTGTATTCCTAGATTCTGGCACATAGTTTACAATTTGACCATTAGATATTCTTCCAGAATAATCAAGTACTATATTATCAACGGCGTTATTCTCGGTGATCCCCTCGTTAAAGCGGTAATATATTCCGAGATCAACATTCGCTATATATTTATCTGAGCCACCGTATACTCTTCCGTACCAGTTTTTTCCAACATCTTCTGATGAGCGGGTAGATTTCCAATAACGGAACTCATCAATAGAGCCAGAAAGTTTTCCCCAACCAAGCATGCTCGCATCTGAAGAATCTGCTGTCCCAGAAGTAGCTGTGCGTAAAGCACCAATATTGCTTGTAAGTGATCCCTCAACAATGTTTATATCGCTATTTTGAGTTATCTGTGGACCCACGCAAGTTCCAGATTGATATAGATCAATCTTTGTAGTAGTACCGTTGGTGTCAACCGATAAAGAGAACTGGTTCCACTGTGAAGACCCTAAGTCTAATCCGCCAGTTGTCGGAACTGGGATTTCATAAAACCCGGTGGAGCCCGACTGGACCGTTAGAAAGAATCTATCCTGTTCTTCAGAACTTAGTGCAAGAGTAAATCTGCCGTAGTCATGTGAAGAAGACAAATTCCCGTTCCACACATCAAATATAACTTCTCGGGATGAAGTGACCTGTGAAACTGCCCAATCCTTTTTGACAAAGAACTCAACAGTTGAACCAGAGACGCCACCAAACGATAAGTTATTTGTTCTATTATCAGAAGTAGAATAAATTGTTCCGATTTGTGGGCCACCCTTGGTTTGGATATATTCTACAGAAGAGGAGTAATATCCTGAAGAGTGGCTTATTGGTGTTCCGTATGAAGTCCCGAGTGTGACATACCCTGTTGACTTAGGATATTTTTCATCTAAGATGTACTTTTCTAACGGGTTCAGATCATTGTAGAACTTAGTTTGTTCTAATGAAGATCCATCATATGGATAGCTTCCGGATATATGATCAAATGATAAAGAGTAATATTTCTCTGCTGACCCATACTTTACGAACTCAGCGGGGTCTGCATAATTTAGCGGGGGTATAAATGCCCGGTCTCTTTTAATGCTCTCACTAAGATGAGCGGCGGATTCTATTCCTTCGCCAGTAGCATCAGCAGCCGTCTTTTTGAGATATTTGTTGACGGTGGTTGCTTGTCTGCTCTTTTCAAATAATCCTTTTATACTCATGCCTTGTCTTCTTCTACCCTAAATTTGAATACTTCAGGTTGTTGGCGGTAGGACCCCTGCAAATAATAGCAAAATTGGAGATTATAAGAATAGCCCGACTCAAAGTTGGAGGTGTCAAGTTCAAAATAGTTACCGCTAACATCATATGAAAGCTGTGTGTAATTGTAGCTGCCTGTACCAAACGGTAATATTTCCATATCATCTACCGTTCTAGAAACTCTATAATAAGCGGATTCAATTACCTCTGGTTTTATTTCAGAAGTTGCAACGGTATGAATGCTTGGCTGCCAATTCTTTTTGCGGGCGAATACACGAAGTCTTGGGGTTTGACCCTGCAAATAAGAACTATTCAAATTTGTAACATCGGTGATATATTCGTCTTCATACAAGAGAGATTTAGCGTTGATAGATTTTGGCAGGATTGACCCCGTATAATATTGTACCGATCCCGAATGCCACACGTCATATATCTCTGTAAGTGTGCTTGTTGACGCGAAGGAAGCACTGTATATGCCGGTTATGTTACTGCCGTTTTCTATAAGAAGTCCGCCGGTAATATTTGTGACGGTTTCTCCAGAAGAATTTATTATTTCAAGCGAGGCCCCATCAGGAGCGCCGGAGCTTCCGCTGTATAAGCTTATCAACACGTTCTGTGCGGTGCCGGCTAATCCAGGAATATCCTTAAGTTGACCGCGAATATTATTATATAGATAAACAGTGTTTATGTTGTCCGTCGCTGGTGCTAAACTACTAGACTGTACAAAGGTTGCACGGTTATCTTTTCTTGCAGAATCCCAACGAGCCTCTATTATGGGTCGCTTAAAGAAGTACTCGCTGGTTCTGCCAAAAAATCTCTTTGTGTAATATGATCCTTCGGCTCCAGAAACAACTTCATCGTCCATTCTAAACAGAAAACCATAGTTACTAAGCTCGCCGGAGCGCCAGCGGTCCATGGCAAAACTTCCAATATCTAATTCCATATCTTCAATGCCGCCAGAAAAGTGAAAGCTAGAAGAATATCCGGCCGCTGTCTGGTAATCGCTTCCCGTATTTGACCAAGCAGTAGTGGCTGTCGCATATTCCCAGTTTGATGAACCTGCATCAGAATAGTTTTCCATATCCAAACCAGAACCCTCTGACCAGTCTTTTGACGGCAGGAATACTCCGAGGCTAAAGCTCAAAGGAGTTGTATTCCCATGGGGAGCGTTATACATTTTTAGTTTATATTCTACACTAGATGACGGAATGATTCCGTTGGAGATATCATCCAAAATATTTTGGACATTGAACTGTAGCAAAACTCTAGACTGCTCCGCATTTTGAGCGCTAACGGATGCTGATGTTTGACCATGGATCACAAAGGTTTCTAATATATCTGAAGCGCCCATGTTTGAGCCGGTGCCTCGTGTAGACAAATCACTTTTAAATGCGTTTGTGATTGTGTTGTCTTTTTCTGCAAAATATCTCTTTATTGCCATTTACCTAATAACTCCTTGAATATTTTCATCTGGAAACAGCAATTCTGCAACTGCATTTGCTGGGATTTTTATATATCTTCCATCATCAGATAAATTTGAGTCCATGTTGTGGTAAGAGGAGGAATAGACACCTCCGGACTTACTTTCTATTTCAACGGTTGTGGTATCCACAACACCAGGGATAGAATTTAGTGCTTTGTAAAAGTCCGTTATATAAATTGGATCGCCAAAGTTTTTCTTTATATTGATTACAGAATCTTTTATTTTATCTACACAATCGCTTAGTACTTCATACTTGTTTGCTGTGGCATCAACTATCACCTCAAAGTTAACCCCGTAATTAATTATTTTTCCATCCATAATGTCTAGTGTATCATTCATCATCCGGTAAGAGTTCAACCAGTTTTTAAGGTTTGTCTTGAGTGTAGTATTGGCAATAGACAAATCACCCTCACTATCTTCGGACAAGACATACAAATTTAGATTTCTTTTGTTGGAGTCGCTGTCTCTTATTATATTGACTCGGCGAATTCTTCCGAATTTTGAGGGTAATCTATAGCATAACGAGATATAATCTGTTTTTGTTACTGCTCTATTTTGAGAGGCGTATGCCGAATAGGCACGTTCTCGTATTTCTTCGGGCAGCAAGACGCTTGTATCACCGGTTATCGGCGAATCGTTGGAAGTTTCCAAAGACTGTATTATCTCAGTCATTGTATTCCGGTTCAAACTTGAGCGCTCTTTGAACACTAAATCTGGGTTGACCACCGAGTTGACTGCTCCGCTCTTCGCATTAGCATTTTCCTGGGTATTTGAACGATACTTTATTATCAAGGTTGTGTTCTCGGGAACAACTCCGAACTTATCACTGGTAATCAAATTCGTTGGATCAAAGGTTACATCTGTGGTGTGTGTCCTGCCAACGACATCAAGTACAACATCTGCCGGGTCGGAAATCAAATCGCTTGTTAGATTTTCCGAGGATCCATATCCAAATTGTATTGATACATTTCCAATAGCATCATATTCCGTTGTAAATCTTCGTGGCACTGATTTAGATTTTAGAACATATGGAACTGTCTCTTTTTCATCTCCATAATTTGGAACTTGGGAGATGACCGTGTCTTGGGATAAAAAATCAACTTCGTAATATTCATTTCCCTGAGAGTCTGTTACTGATAATATTTCGGAAACGTTCTCGGCATCTATTTCTGCTTTGAAAAATCTCTGGTAGTCTTCAACAATTAGAGATGTTTCTAACTCTTGCCCCGAAAGTATTTGTCCAAATGCCTTCACAGCATACCAAGTTGGGGAGCCGGTGGAAGAATCAACTCTTGCTACAGTTATTTCATTACTGGTATTGGAGAAATTTACATTCTCGTTCAAAGTGTATACATTGCCGCCGTCAGAAGATAGAAGAGCGCCTCTCTTCAATATCGGAAAATAATCTAAATCTGGTCCGCCGGTTGTAGACGCTGGCACTAAAATATAAAAAGTAGCGGTACCGGTGGAAGAAGCAGCGCCGGGCATCTTGAAGCCCATTTGTTTAGAGAGGCGAATAATATTTTGATATTCTAGAGCGCTGTCCAGGTAACTCTCGTTTGCCTGATAATCTGCATAAAACGAAAGTTGGTCTCCGATATATGCTACCATATCTAGCATAAGAGCACCGAAGGAGGCTTCGTTAAAATCCTTATAAGTTGACGGATAATATCTCTTGGCATAATTGACAAGATCATTTTTTATGTTTTTAAAATCTCTGTTTGTATAAGATATGGGTCTTTTCGGCATATAACTTCCCCAGTTTGCTTCAATAATTAGTGTTCTTATTGGGTTTATTTAGGCTATCGTGAGAGTATCTTTACTGTCCACTGAGCCAAGGTTGTAATTTATGGAAATAGCCACTCTATTTGTATCCTCTCCTAGTGCGTCAGTTACCGGTGCAAATCTGACATCTTCTATAACAACAAATGGCATAAACCTTCTGGTTTGTTCATTTATTGATACAATAACTTTTTCACGCAGTCTCGGATCTATATTTTCAAACAACAATCTTTTTAGCCCTACCCCAAAATCTGGTATCATGATTCTTTCACCTGGACTTGTAAGGAGCAGGTTCTTAAAATTTTGTTTTACTGTTTGACCAATATTCTTATTCAACCTAAATGGACCATCTATTGGATCGTAGGTTAAAGGTAGCCTTACAGAAATTCCTTCTAACTTTGACATGTTTCTTTACCGCCTTATACCTAAATATCTCTATTATTCAATTTGGTGACGGGATAACTCATTTTCTAGAGTATCTAAATCCGACAAAATTCTTTCTTTTCTAAACTCGTAGGTGAATTGTCCATTTATTGGTATGCCCGAGTTTCTTATACTATCATATAGGTCCTGGATATCATCAACGCTATCCATTACGCCCGGCTGGCCGTAGTCGCCGCCGGCGATATCCTGGAGACCACTAAGCCCTACTGCCATCGTTCTTTGGTCTACACGCGTTCCGATGAGGCGATTTTTCCAGTTGAAAATAAGGTTTCGGGTCGGCGCGTCCTCATCCCTGCCGGCGTCGGCAATGCCATAAGCACTAAATGACGCTAAAATTTCTACTAAATCCGCGAGGAAATCCTCAATACCATCTTCCAAATCAATTCCCTCTTGAAGGTCTAAACCCCCGAGTCTGAGGAAGTTCTTGAATTCTCTGCTTATATTGTCTACAATATTCTGAAAAGACTGCGAAGCCGATGACCCGCTAATCATAGCTGTGGAGTAGGTCCTCACCATCCAACTGGCAATGCTCATCCCGTCTAGATCTTGTTCGGCGGCAGCCTCGGCGGATCTTTCTAAACTATCTGCCTCTCTCCATAGGCGATCATAGGTAGACCTGTGTTCATTTAAAACAGCAATACTTGTAAACAGTAACGATGCGCGGATTTCCCTTATCTTCTCTTCTAGCTCGTCAGTACTGAAGAATACTGCCGGTTCGCCGTCAATATTCAAGTATGCTGGAAATTTAGATTGGGGAGTTGGGTCTGCTGCAATATATTCTTTTAGCTCTTCTATTTCATTGAACTGTGACTGTGGGTCTACAAGTGGCTTAATATCCCTTGATTTAGTAGCAAGTTCATAATATAAATGATTAATCGCCACTTTCTCCAAAGTATTTTCGTGTGCCGGTAAAGCTTTAGCACAGTCATACATATCTTCCGGAGTTGATAAGTTTACTGTTCCATAACGGGTCGCGGCCGGGGTGTCGCGAAGAGACCTTAAAGAATCAGATTCATCGGGGTCGCGAAAGACATCACCGCCATCAAAAAAGTTTGCGATGCCGTCGTATACGGAGCCCATCCATGCGCCTATTAGCCAAGGTCCGATCGCCGTCAAAGTGAGTAGAGCGCTGCCCGCGCCGGACCAACTAAATATATCGTTTCTTGCATCTTCTGATATTGATCCTAGTCCAGAATTTAAAATTGTAGTGATGTGGTTATTATCATATACTCCGGGAGACCACATATTTTGCTTAAGCTGGTGGGTTCTCAGAAATACAGTGATCGCCCTAGCTTGTTCGGATGCGTTGGGGTGGTCGTTAGCGTCTTTGTAGGCTGCGATGAGAGTTGCGTCTGCATCGTCAGACGGTGCCCAGCCTATTAGTCTGGCACGTTCATACCAAGCCCATGGATTAAACTGCATTGATCCGCTCTGAGAATCGGGTGCGCCCATCGCGATCGCTAGGTTTTCATGACGAGACATGAAATCGTATTTCAAGGCTGCGATAATAAGTTTCTTTTGCCCGGCAACCGTAGGATATAGAACTCTAAACTCTCTAAATGTTCTCGGGTTTGAATATATGTGGTTAAACGATACTTTGAATTGGGTCACGTTTTGTTCAAGCTTTATCGGGTTGCCGTCGTCATCTGTTATCGGGTCGCCAAACTCGTTTGCCGCCCGCTGGAGATAAGAATTAGGGGCATATGAAGTTTGAAGCGTTGCTAGTGGTCCGAACATTCTCTCAAGACTAAATATTCGCTGTCTTTGTTCTTCAAGAAATTCAATTCTTTTCTCCACTTCTTCCTTTGAATAATATGTATTGCCGCCAATGACAACAGGATACCCATCATATGGGTGACTGAAAATTGTAATGTTTTGATCATTGATTGCGCTCAGTAGAGCGTCATCCGCCAAAGCAACCCGCTGTCCAGCATAAAAATTCAGCGATGGGAACTTTTTAACAAAGTTGACACCCTTGTCATAATGAATAATATTCAGAGCGATTGTTAGAGGTACGGGAACATAATTTTGAAAGACTGCTGAACCCCAAATGGCTGGGGATATTGGTCCGAGGGAGGACTGTCCGTCTATCAAAGTAGCATTAGATAAAGAAGCTTCTGATAAGTCATATTGGTTATATATATCATCGCCTAGGCTTCTTAGTCTTTCCGATGTTCCACTTTGGACATATTCTGCTAGTGCGGTGAACCAATCCCCGGTCATATTATCTTCAAAAATGTTTTTGTTTACCGTAGTGGATGCTCTGTTAAATTCAAGGCGTTTAAGCATTTGTAGAAAACACTGTTCAACTATATATTCTAATTTTGCCCTCACTGTTTCTTTAGATCTGATATCAAATGTAATTTCTGGGGCTGGACCATCCGGATCTTCTTGTCGTACTATTTTATCTTGCCGGTCGTTCGGCATAAAATCTTCAATATATTGGATAGAATTATAATATAAATCTAATATGTTTTTTTCTCTCATATCTTTTTCTATTTCTGCTGCCAAATATGAAGAGACCATTTTAACCGTGTCCGGAGTTTTCCAAGACATATAGACTCGTGACAGGGGTCCGGCATTCATTAGGAAGTTTACTATCCGGACCTGTATTCCCCCTAATGCAGCAACTGCTATAACCTCTTCATTGGGGTTTAAACAGAGCGGGTCGTCCACCGTAGTAAAATTTGGTTCTGCCATAGTGGCGGTGATTTTTCGTAGTTTACGCTGTCCACGATCAGTCAAATAAAAGTTTTTTAGTTGATCTTTGATTGTCTCGTATGTATTTTCTGCCAGTAAACCAAATTTATATGGGTTCGGGTCTGACGGGTCTAAATGTGCGCTAGCTATAGAAGTTGCGCCCTTGAGCATACGTCCAATTCTTTCTATACTGTCACCCTGTCCCACAGGGGGATATCCCATTCTCTTCAGCCAAAGGTTTGGGCGTCCATAGGTATTATGCATATCATGTGGGCTTATATTATCACCAGGTTTATTTGTCTCAGATAACTCGAACGACGAGATGAGTTTCATATTTTCACCCGGTGGTTTGTAATATATTCCTACTCTATTCTCTCCCAGAAAAGTAAAGGATGTCTCGCCGGTGTTACCGCCGCTTACAGACCATTTTATATGTCCAGCAGAGGCTTCTGTGGACCGTAGGTGAGAGGCGATACTAAGTTCTAGGGCAAGCTTTGAATCACCATAAAACTGGTTAGCAGCCTGATACATTTGAGTTTCTTCTATTGGTGTGCCGGCTAGCGCCTGCGATGGTGCTTTAGCTTGTTGTAAAAGTGCTTCCTTGATTGCGTTAGCTGCTGCATTACTGTAAGAGGAAATCTTCGCCAGAAGGTCTGTATAGAATTGCGGTGGTCCGAGAGTGGCTGTAAATTCTTCAATCTCTGCCTGAAACGAGAAATTCGCCTTCATTAGGTCGCATAATCCCTGCACCTTTTTTATTTTGGAATCAATTTGTTTATCAATTTGTGCTTCTAGTTGTACCTGAGTTAGCCCCATTGCTACCGGTGTCGGGACTAGCGGGTCGCGAATATCACAATAAGCCCGGTTTGGATCTAACCCAGGTAAAGAACCAACGATGTCGCCAAGGTGTTCCCCAAGTATTCTATAATATTGTTCTATTTTTTGGGGGGTGAGTCCAAATGTTGCGTAGATAATATCTCCATATTGGAGAGAGTGTTGGCGCTCGGCGAGTACTAGAGGGTTGCTTAGTTCCTCTCTGGTTAAACCGTCCAAGTTTGCCTGTCCACGATTGACCATTTCGTCTACAACCCCAACTGTAGATTCGGAAGCATTTGATGCCAATATCCCAAGAACTTCTCCCTTGAGTAAAACATCTGAAGTATCCTGGTTGAACTGTCTTAGTTGTTCTAGGAGCGGTGGTGAGATTTGCTTATTCTTTGGGTCATCCTCTGTTGGTCTAAAGTAGATGTTTTTTATATCTGCCAACTCGGCGATTGCCAATAGATCTATACCACCCTTTTTATCAATCAAATCATTTATTTGAAGCTCACCATAACTTGCTATTTCAGACTCTCTCTTAAAATCTGGGGTAGGCTTATCCGCCGATTCTTCTGGTCCACAGCCAAGAGCCGCAGAAACTAAATCTTTAAATATCCCCAGAATCAACTGCTCAATATAATTTAAAAGAAGCTGCTTAAACTTCTTTCTCCAGGCTTTAAAAAAATCTCTTGTTGGAGATTTAGAGAATTTGATGCCCCTAGGAGGCTTGACAGCGGCTGTCAGCATTTTACTAGCGCCGGGGGGAACACCAGCGGGATCTAGTATTTGTTCTTTTATGACATCTCCGATAATGTCAAATATACAAAACAGTTCTTGATTTATTTCTCTCTCAATCAGCCGGGCAACCTCGTCTGGGTGTTCCGCATAGAATTGTGCCTGTCCGATGACATATTTTGCAGTCTTATCTGAAATTATTTGGTCACGGAGAATTGTAATAGCAAGCGCAACTAAATCCTTAGTCTTCGCCTTGCGGCTCATCATAGTATATAATCTCATACCATTACGCAGTATGGCTGCTTGATCCGTGCTACATGATCCTGCGGAAGACGCCAGGACAGAACGGACAGAAGAATACATATCCTTATCCCCGAAAAGGCGGGATCTTACTTTTTCCCTGGATCTTGCTGCGGTGATGTGTACCTCGTTGGATGGACGAGTATTTCTCTTTTTAGCTGCTTCTTTTCTTTTATTTTGGACATCTTTAGGGTAAATTACCGGGGAGGGCCAGGTATAAGTTTGTATGAACTCCATCCACCCAAGTGACTCTTCGTGGTTATCTTTAGTTAGAACCGTGGAAATATCTGGTGAGAAAAATATGTATCCAAATGTTGTTGGGGAAATATCATAGAAGACTCCCTTAGAGGGTGTTCCCTCTTCGGCTATCTTTGTTATACCGTTTAAGTATATTTTTCCTTCAACAACAATGTACTGAAGCTCAAAGCTAGCGCTGAACTTGAACTCTATTTTATCGCTGGCTGCGGGCTGCAGCTTATTCAGCTTAAAAAACTTCTCTAATACGGAGTAGAATGTTGATAAACTATCAAGTTCTTTTTTTAGGTCAAGTCCGCTCATTGTAGATGGGTCTGCGCCATTTGCTGTTGCTTGTTCGTGGTATTTTCCAAGAACACGAACAGTCGCTGCTATATTACTCTTTAGTCCCGAGATAGTGAAGGCAACCTGTCGGTCGGCGCTCATATTTTCAAGAATATATAGAGAGGTGGCTAAGTTTGAAAGAGTAGAGTCAGCATCTGCCTCTGTCCCGTCAGAAGGTAGCCCATCTATTAGAGCTTTTGATATCTTCCCACTAACTATCCACCTGCGGGGGGGCGGGGGAATAACTCTTTTGACATTAGAATCAGAAGGAGAATCTTCAGATTCTTTTAGTATTGGACGATCAGGATCTCCATAAAATGTTTCTACCGTTGTTCTTCCTAGAATATCCTCATTCTGCCGATTTTCTGGTGTAAACTTCCCCGCAGATCTTAAAATAGCGCCCAGTGCGATACCTTTAAACGTTGCTATTTTGTCTATCAAGGGGGCGTTGTTTCCAATTGTGCCAAGATCCCATTCGCTGCTATCTAGACTATCCGTTCGTTGGACAAAATAATACATATTATCGTCGCGACAATAATATGGTTCCGGATTTGGGTTATTGGCAGGAGCGTTGACAAACGGGTTCGTGCCAGTTTTAATATTTTTTGGTGTTGAGCCCTCAGCTTCTATATCTTCCTCTGCCGCTGAAGCGGGTGCCGGGGTTTCACCAAATGATTTTAATATATCTTTTTTTCTCTGCGATGATATTACATCCGGAGGTGATGTTAGCTGTGCCCAGTCACTTGAGTCTGGGGTAGACGAAGCGTTGGTTTGGTTATCGGGGTCCTGGAACTCCTCGGTTGTTACTGTTAACAAATTTCTGCCACCAAATGATCCGCCACGAGCAATCATGGCCGTGATTATTCCACCAAGCTGAGTTCTTGATGCCTCGGCAGTAATGGGAGATAAAATCAAGGGTCCACCCAAAGCGGTGTCAGAAGGGTTAACCGGACTATCTTCTGGGACATCCGTGGCAGGGGCGGTCAGCGATCTAAGAACTTCAGCGTTTTGTGGGTATAGCGCCGCATAAGCCAAGGCATCAGGGCGAGTTATCATGTTGTTCGGGATACCGTTAGTAGCACCCGCTAGCGGTCCTGTTGCCTCAAGAACTAAACCAATCTTTGGAAAACTACCATATTTCAGGAAATATAAATGGATGCCGGTTATTATCCATTGGCTTCGGGGAGTTTCGTAATCATAGCTTCCGTTTCTTCCGCCGATTTCAGAAGTGATCGCCACTTCCGTAGAAGTGAAACTACCAGGAAGTGGGTTGATGATATTTTTTTGGTGGTCGCTGATTCTTGTCATTATTGACTCTTTTTTAGTTTGTTTTAGTTTGTATTGTTATAAGCACTACAAATATAGCCCTCACCCCAAGGCCATAAATAGTTTTGTTCTACCATTATACAGTTTTGCTGATGGGCTAAGATGTCCGTCATAAACGGGGTAACCTTCACAGTAAACTCGTTGAATGCAAAAGCAGCCGCGTCAGGCGATGGAGAGGTTGGGTTTCCGGGAGCAGTAGTAATATGAGTATGAACTGCGAATGACGCCAACATCCGAGTATAGGTTACAAAGTGAGTTAATAAAAGACCATTTAGGTCGGCGACTAACTCTATAACTTCGCTAAGTGCCTCAACTGTTTTATCACCTTTTATCAGGGGTTCTAGTTCATAATCGTTATTTCCGGCAATAAGATCAATCCCTTGAATCGCATCTATTTTTATTCCCTGTGAGTTATAGTTATCAACTCCGGTTATTAGCTTAATCCCTTCCCTGCCTATTATTCTAACGCCGTCAGCTTTTATTGCAATACCAGAACGAGAGCCGGGATTTCCCACAAAACCAGCAGCTAAGTTAAAATTCTCATCTATATCGGTTTTCTGACTAACATAAATTCTTGCTGCGTCTAATGAGGTGGACTTATTGGTGTATATCTTTTCACCTTTTTCGTTTGTCTCCTTCGCAAAACGGCCAGATAATCCTGCTATGATATCTATACAAGAACTATGAGAATGTCCCTTGCCACCATAACCACTGCTTTCATCGGACGGGCGGTCGCGACCAATTATAATATATTGCCCGTTTTTTCCTCCTGCAATGTCTGTTTCGTTGTTATGGGGGTTGTGATAATTTGGATGAGGCTCTACGAGGTTATCATTGTCAAAACCACTATTGTTTTTATAATAATCTTGTACCTTCCCTTTTTCCTCAAGGGTGACGGGACTCAGATTTGACATCAAATGAGTATGGATTTTTGCCATTATGGTCCTTCAAACGGGCGATCGGTGGTATGGGCGAATCTCTCATTCCCTATATATCCTTTACCTTTATGAGTATTCCACTTCGCTTCTCTCTGTTGAAAGCCGTGGCTGTTGCTGGTCACAAACGCTGGCCAAGTGCCGCTGCGGAAGGCGGTGTCCTTTTTGACCCTGGCAAATGGTCCGGATGCTCTTATCATTGCCGGTCTATACTCCCAATGCCAGCGCTCTTTTGGTACGGTTCTGATAAACCCATATTCTACTGCATGTTTCGTGAGCCACGCATAAGATGTTCCGCCGACGCCGCCGGTGCTAAAATCAACCGCGATGCCAGACTGGTGGCTTGAGGTGCCTGGTTTTGCTGCGAAGCCAGGACGATGCAGGTTTTTATTATAAAGCTCTGTCTGTTTTTCCATCGTCCTAAAACCCGAGTTGACTAATAATTCCACGCCGTCTTTTTTCGCATCTGCTATCATTTTTTTTAGGTATTTACTAAAAGGTGTTCCGCCGGGGGTTTTTTTCGCTATAACATATATATCTCTGTTTGGTCCGAAGCCTTTACCTGGGTTCCCCTTGATATAGTCCAATTCTATGGGTCCGAGTGACTTTCCTCCTGCCCATGCAATATTATTTTTTGCTTTCACCAGTTCTTCTAAGAGAGCAGAAGGACCACAAGGAGGTGGACTGACTGATCCGCTGACTATAGCGGAGTTACCGCTCGTGCCAGCAGTTGCAGGTTTGCCAACAGAGCCAGGAACGTTAGTGTCAGTTCCTTTTCCTACACCACGCTTGGAGTTGGGGGAACCCTTCTTTTTGTTTGCACCTGCCACACCACCTGTGGATCCTGGTTTGACCTTAGTCTTTGAGTGATTTTCAGGGCATTCCCATATAATTGAACTAAATCCGGCGGTAAATGGCACAGATTGTTCAAGCAGTTCTAGTATCCTACCATTTTGGTACCTTAGTGCAGTATGATGTTTATCTATGTGTTTGACCCGAACAAGACGTCCAGGATTGTGACCGGTGCCGACGCCGGGGTCATTGCTTATATATTCGGGGTACATATCTATAACTTGTGCGTCGTTTTGACTTCTTGGTAGTGGTAGATGTGCATGAATTTCTGGGATTCTTGCTCTCACTATTATAGGACTAGGCATGGCAGTCATAGTGTTTGCATGAATTTCTGAGGTCCTCAATATAATTGCGGTATGCTCAGTTAGCTGATCTTCTTTGTCTGGTTGATATTTCCGAATTGCTTCAGCATGAACAACGCCGAGGAAATTGTCATTTAGATTAAGAGGGCGCTTGATACGAGGCTTGACACGGTTCGGTATCTTTGATATCTTTTTGTCAACGTTGATATTTTGTTTTGGTGTACTAGCCATTATTCTGGTTGAGGATATCAAATAATTGTTGTTTGTCCATATCGTTCAACTCATTATTTGTCTGTCCTTGCTCCTTTTTATGTACTAGCGTTGCTAGCTTTACCAATTGTTCATTACTCCTTTGAAGAGTTTCTACAAATTTGGCAGCGGTAGCTCCGGAGTCTGCATATCTTTCTTTTGAAACACTCATGAACTCTTTAAGCTCAGACAGAAGACCTTCTGTCTCCTGCCTGTCATTCTTTATATTTTCTAAGGCTTGTTCTATAAGTCCTTCAAGTTTTTTTACCACGTTGTCTACCTCCACATTTCTGCTATATTAAGTAGGTCGCGACTAAAAAACTCCATTATCCCATTTGTGCTTAAACGCCCTGTAGCGTTGACGCAGTTTATTTAGGCAACCGACTATTTGTTTGGTGTTGAGTCCCGTGATTTCTCTCATATACAAATAAACTGCCTTCTTGTTGAAAATTTCTATTTGTTCTATATTACCCATGAGGGTCAGTATGGCATCCAGAACCTTCTTCTCGTTTTCTTTAAGTTGCAGTTTTTGCCATGATGATATTTCATTGGTCAACGACATCCAAAACTCATAATCAACTTGATCATCTAATATGCCTTTACTGGAACTAATTTCAGCAATTTCAACTTCGCGAAGAATACTGTCATAATTTGTTTCTCTCTTATTCTTTAGATTTTGTTTCTTTGCCTTGTGCGTAAACCAATTTTTTGTAACCACTGAGAAATAGGAAAATGCTTTTGTTCCTTTTGACGGATCAAACTTCCCAAGAATAGTGGTGAGCCATATTTTACAATCTTCTTTGTGATAATCTATGTTTTCTAAAGAGGTGAACTTATAAGTATACACAATCTTATCAACTAGATTATCAAAGGCTGGCTGTATCTGATCTATATAAAGTTTCGTTCTTACTCTGATATCTTCGGTGGCGCAATAATCTACAATCGCTTGTTCTGTATCTGATGTAAAATAATATTTTACGGTCTTTTTATTTTTAGCCTTGGCTTTAGTCTTAGCTTTAGTCTTAGCTTTGGCTTTAGTTTTAACTTTGGCTTTAGTTTTAATCATGCGAGACTTCTATCTGTTCATCCACGGGGGTACCTTCTTCCTCTTCTTCTGCTTTTTCTATCCTAAATATTTCACGATATTCTTGCATATATTCTTTTGTCTCTTTGGCGTGTACCAATAGCCCAGCCAAAGTTTCATCGCCATAAAAGGTCTCTAACTCATAAACTGCGCCGAGGTGTTGCTCAAATTCCTCTAGCCTCTGATGTATATCTTCAGTTGAGTCTCCGATATAATGAAACTTATTAAGCATTTCCCGGATATACCAAAATAATAGGGCATCTAGTGCTAGGTTTAGCCCAAATAGTATCCAACCGAACATTATTTTTCCCTCTTTATAAAATCTTTTTTTGAGTCAGCGAGTTCTTTATTGGCATTTTCTATTGCGTCTACCACAACCGCTCCAACTTTTTGTATATACTTTCTCTTGCTAATATCATTTCTATTTATTGGAGCCGATAGATTTTTCTTTAGAGTATCAGTTTTTCCGCAGGTGATACAATCAGTCTTTAGTTCTTTATATGGGTGGATTATTTCAAAGACACCAGAACAGGATATACAGTCATAGATATATCTTGGCATTATCTTACGTCAAACACCGGCTTTTGAGGTTCGGCGGTTGGAGTTATGCCAGTTTCAATGATTGGTGGGTTTACGACGAAGATTTCTGTGTCTTTCACTTCCAAGACCCAGTCTTTTAGCATGTCTGTGATATCAAGCTGCTCAGATAAACACTTTTGTAATGTCATCAATAATGAGCCAACTGCTTGGTTTGATAATTTTAAGTTTGTCATACTCTATTTCCTTTTATACTTTTGCAAGTGATTTTGCCACAACTCTATGATATAGAATTTGTTGGGTATTGTTAAACAATATTATTAACTTTCTATTTTCTCATATAAATCGCAGATGTATTTTGCAGAAAACCCATCGCCGTAGGGGCACACACTATTTTTGGAGATTGGGGCATGCGCCCAAATAGTTTGTCTCGTCAAATCTTCCGGTGTTTTACATAAAACGGAAAAAGTTCCTAAACCTTCTTTTCTCTCTGTATGGTCGCGACAAACAACACACGGTTTTCCTAGAAATGCCGCTTCCTCTTGTACGCCTCCGCTATCAGTTATTACAAATTTACACGATGCAAGAGAAGTTATAAATTCCTGGTGAGAAAGAGGAGGAACAACTTCTACATTTGTGAGGATATCTTTGTATTTAGTAATGGCTGGGTTTGGATGAAGCGGAAGTATAAATTTTAGATGAGGGTAGCGTATGGCTTCTTTGTTTATTGCGTCAAACCATGCTGGTATCTCCTCTAACTTTTCTCTACGATGGATGGTTACTAACACAACGTTTGTTTCTGAAGTCTGAATATTAACAAGATTGTCTAGCACCGTATTCCCAACCTTGTAGAGATTTGTGAAGCCCTCACCCTCTAATACTTCCTTTGCACTCTCAGTAGGACATAGGTGATATTCTGTCAAGGCAGAGATAGCACGGCGGTTGAACTCCTCAGGGTATGGACTATACTTGTTATAGGTCCTCAACCCTGCCTCTAAGTGGAACACGGGAATCTTTCGGTGGAAGGCTGCCAAAGCTGTAGCAAAAGCAGAAGAGGTGTCACCTTGAACTAATACTGAGTTTACATTTCTGAATATATCTTCTTTATTCAGAATAGACTGTATAATTGTATCCAATCTATTGCTGCCTGTGCCAACTTCTAGTGTATGAGTTGGCGGTTTGATATGTTTTAGAAGATCAACGTGCTGTCCTGTAAAAAATGTTTTAAATCCTATACCACGGGATTCCATTTCTTCCATTACAGGCAATACTTTGATATATTCTGGTCTCGTTCCAAACGTTATCAATATCATCTTATATTACCATCTAAAGTTTGTCTTATAGAACGTTGTTATACTTTTAACTTCTTCCTTGAAATTCTTCTGGGGTTGCCACCCAAGAGATCGTAGCTTATCATCGTTTACAGAATATCTAACATCTTGTCCTTCACGGATATGTCCAAGGTCAACATAATCGTTCCAATCCACAGCATTATCAAAATAAGATTCTATAATAAGTTTTACTACTTCTCTATTTTCTAGCTCTTCGCCCGAAATGTTATATATCTTGTCTCTTTGTCCCTGGGATATGACAGCCAATACAGCGGTGGCCGTATCCTCTGCATGGAGCCAGCATCTTATCGGTAGACCCTTGTCGTGGAGCCTAATCTTTACACCACGCTGTAAACATTTTACGCTGATAGGTAAAAGCTTTTCTGGGTATTGGTGAGTCCCATAATTGTTTGTTGGCCGGAGGATATTGTATTTGATACCAAATGTTCGAGCCCAGGCAAAGATCAACATATCTGCTGAAGCTTTGGCTGCCGAATATGGATTGCTTGGTTTCAGGATATCCTTTTCACTATGAGATCCTGAAACAAGGTCTCCGTACACTTCGTCTGTGCTAAAGTGTATCAAAACTGGACGAGCGCCTGTATTCTTGGGTTTTTTCCTGATGAGTTCTAATATATTTTTTGTGCCAAGAATATTACTAGACATAAATTCGTCGCTATTGATTATGCTATTCCCGACATGAGATTCTGCTGCAAGATTTATTACGAAATCACAGTCAGGCAAATGAGTTAGTTTGGAGATATCTTGGTCAATAAAGTCAAAGTTCTCGTTAGTCGTGAACTCTTCTAGCGCATCCATGTTTGCTGCGTAGGTACATTTGTCTACCCCAAATATCTTCCAGTTCTCCTCAAGAAGCTTTCTTGTTACGTGGGATCCAATGAACCCCAAACATCCAGTGACTACCGCTAACTTCATTTTAGTCTCCTTTCGTTATCCGGTATGAATCTTTATCAAAATGTTCTGTAGAAAATTCAAATAACTCAGAATCCTCTAAGGCTATCATCTGGTGTCTTAGCCCAATATTGATATGGAAGTTCATACCTGGAACAAGTTCTAACTCTTCGCACTTGGTAATATCATCATCTTCCCCATATCTTACCGTCATTCTTCCAGATTGTAAATAAAATACTTCGTCCTTAACTTTGTGATAATGCCAAGAACATCGTTTACCTTTTTCAAAATATAGAAGCTTACCACAATATTCTTCTTTGTTGACGATCCATTTTTCATAACCCCAGCCTTTGTCCACATGTTTTATTTCAAATGGTCCGCTCATATCTCTTCTATCCTTTTTGTTTTGTCACATATTAGTAGGTCGTAGGAGGGCTTTTCATTCATGATAAGCTCATGGTGTTTTGCCCCCCACTCCTCTAATTGTTTTGCGGTTAAATCTGACCAGTCCAAACCCGTGTTTCCGCCGCGAGCGGTCCAGTAAATTATTGTATGCCCCTCTTCATATAGCTTATTTATCTTATCTATATTTTCCGTTATTGGCAGCGCATCCGGATAACTCCTAACTGCGCCGTGAGAACAGATAGTATCATCTATGTCAACATATATTTTCATTTATTTATCTCAAGGAGGTTTGTTGTTGAATAATCCCCAACCCTCTCATAAAAAGAAACTCGGGTCGCATACTTTGCCCCAACCACTTCTTTACCTTCCCAGTCGCTGCCGATGACCATAACGGAAGGTTTCATATTTTTTATTCTATCTTCAAGTTCTTGTTTTGTATCAAAAATCACTACCTCGTCTACACAATGTAAGGCTTGTAATAAGAATTTACGATCATCCTCATTGTTATATGGGCGAGTTGGACCTTTGTTTTCTTTTACTTTTCTGTCAGAGTCTATTCCAACACACAAGTGAGAACCGAGTGACTTGGCATACTCTAACATCTGAATATGTCCTCGGTGAAGTATGTCAAAACAGCCATTTACCCATATCTTTTCCATTTAGTAATTTCCGTACCACGGACTATCAATAATGGAATACACATTTAGTAGCTGTCGGATACCATCGTCTAAATCATATTTACACTCAAAACCTAAATCATATATTTTTTGACTGCTTACAATATAATCACGCACATCGGGGTCTGATGTGAATTCTGCTGTCATTATTTCTAGCTGTGTGTGTTCTGCTACCTTTTGAGCCAACTGAAGCTTATTCATATTTATGGAATCGTTGCCAACATTATATGTTTCATTTTTGCACTTGTCCCAATTTTCTAGAACAAACATAAATGCCCGGCAAACATCTTGAATGTGTACATAATTCCTCATGAACTTGCACTCGTATAATACTAAGATACGTTCCTTAAGGGCTTTATACACAAAGTTATTCACCAGCAGATCTGCCCGCATCCTTGAAGAGGGTCCGAATACGGTTGCTAAACGGAAAGTTACATGATTGTCAACTTCCTTATAAGCTTTCTCTGCCTGAACCTTTGTAACGCCGTACAATGAGATAGGGTTTAGCGGCGATTCTTCTGTACAAACCCCGCCGGCAGATGTTCCATAACCCGAGTTTGTACATGGGTAAATTACCTTTTGTTCGGGTCTCTTATTCTTTGCTATCCATTCATTAATCTCAAAGTTGATTTCTTTAGCATCACGAGGGCTCTGATCACACAAGGGGAAACCAACAAGAGCCGCTAAAGGAATAATAACGTCGGCGGCGGCCATATGCTCTGATAAAATATCTTTATTTCTGATATCACCCTTGACAAACTTAAACTTATCAGTTGTGGCGTATCTCAGAAGTGAGGTGTGCTCATACATCAAATTATCAATCGCTACGACTGAGTGGTCGGCGTCTAAGAAATGTTGTATCATTTCTGATCCCAGATATCCTGCTGCGCCCGTTATTAGAATTTTCATTTCTTATATTTTCCCTTAAAATTGTTTGGCAAAGAAACTCCCAAGGATTGTACAACCTCTGTAGAACATTCATTGGCGAATTTGATAGCGCTATCTATATTTGTTGACATCTCATATTCCGCTACGAGTCCTGACAAAAAAGTATCACCTGCACCACAGATGTTTTTAACTTCAACTTGTGGAACTGAATATTTCTTCTTATTATGAGTGCATCCTCCAGGTCCATGCGTGACTATCAACTTTTTTGCTGCCCATTTTTTAACTAAATGTTTCGTAGTTTTATATTCATACTCATTTATTTTGATAAAGAGGCTATCCTTACACCATTCCCCAAGAAGCTTCTTTGTGTCAATAAACACGGCGGGGTGGTTCTTACAAATAAACTCAATATCATCTTCTAATAAAAAACCTTTGTTATAATCAGATACTACAACACTTTGGTATTTACTAAAATCAATTGTTTCCAAGTTTTCTATCCTGCTTATTTTTTTGACTTCTTCATCTACTCGGACAATCATCTGATTAGTTTTTTTATCTACATATCTTATTTTCTTTATGTCCTCGGAATTTGTAATAAAATCTACATCTAGACCAAGAGTCAAAAGGTTTTCGTATACATTCCCAGCCATGCCGGCGTTTGTGGTAGTTTCCATTGGAACGAAGATAGGGACTGGAGCCGCCGGACAAAGGCGGTCACACTTACCATAAATGTAAATATCTTTACAGCTATCTCCGAGCAATAAGGTTTTCAAACTAATCCCAACTTATATCCCAGTCCTTAAACTCGGCAGCCAGACAATCAATCTTGTAGTCTTTTCTCCCACCGGCAATTTCTTGTATTTTATTCTTTGCTGTATTTCTAATTCCGTTGAGGCCATGAGTAAGCTCTAAGTCATTTCCCTCGCTTAGCCCCTTGCGGTAGTTTGACTCGTTGTGCCAAATGTGCAAGTTCATTTGTGATAAAACCACTATAGCGCGGATTATTTCTGAAGTGACTGGCTGGTTTGATTCGTTAAGGTGCATTTGAATGTCGTGCACGATGTCTGATATCTCACTTGCATATTCCTCTTTATGTTCTGATATAAATACCTCTTTTAGCTGGATTATTGATAGGCGATCTACCAGTTCCGATAATGTTGGCAGATATTTTCTATTTGTCATTATTTCTATACCACTCTATGGTTTTTTTCAAACCATCTTTTAGACTTGTTGAGGGAACGTAACCAAACGCCTCTTGAAACTTACTCATATTATAGAAACGTCGGGGTTGTCCGTTGGGTCTTGAAGTATCCCATATAACATCTCCGTCAAACCCGGTTTCTTCTGAAATCGTTGTAATCAACTCTTTGATAGTTGTTTCTGTTCCTGTACCAAGATTGAACGGTCCAGAACCAACGTCTTTCTCTGAGGCATCTACGATCGCACGTGCGGTGTCGTCAACATATAAGAACTCGCGAGAGGCGGATCCATCACCCCAAACTTCTACCTCGGTTGCGCCAGAATCTTTTGCTTCTATAAACTTTCTAAGAAGCGCCGGCACCACATGAGAAGACTCAAGATCAAAGTTGTCGTGTGGTCCATAAAGATTTGCCGGTAATAAAACAGTTGAATCAAACCCATACTCCTCACGATAAGTCCATGATTGGATTACTAACATTTTCTTTGCCATAGAATACCCAATGGAGTTTTCATCTGGCATGCCCATCCAAAAATCTTCCTCAGTATATGGAACTTCCAAAAACTTTGGGTATCCACACCCCGCAGCGAGCACAACTGTTTTTTCACAATTGTGCCTCTTGGCATATTCCATTATAAGAGTTCCCATCATTAGGTTTTTATAAAAGAACTCGCCAGGGTTCGCCTTATTTGCTGCGATGCCGCCGACTTTGCCAGCGATATGAAGAACGATCTGCGGTGAATTCTTATCAAAGTATGCAGAGACCTGGTCTTCCTTCGTTATATCACACTCTTTGCTCGTCGGGGTGAGTATCTTTGTATATCCCCTTTTTTTCAGGAGCGCTACTACGGCATGTCCCACAAAGCCATGGGCTCCGGTGACAAGAACTTTCTTATTATGATTATCCATCTTGATTATTTAACCTTTCCCTTATATCTTTATACACTACTTTTAGTCCTTCTTTAAACGAAGTAGCTGCTTTCCAACCATCTAAGGTTTTTTCTGCCAAAGAACAATCGCACCACTGTCCCCAAATTAGAGTGTCCTTTGTCCTATCAAATTCTATCTCTATTTTTTTCCCAGAAATTTCTATTACTGCTGCGGCGATGTCGGCTATTGAAATAATTTCTTGTTTGCCAACGTTTAGAGGTCCAACTAAGGGCGTAGATTCCATTTTCTCTATCATTCTAATGGTACACTCCACGGCATCGTCTATGAAGCAATAAGATCTTGTCTCTTCACCTGTGCCCCACACACTAAATGGAGTTTTGGGGTGCTTGATTGCTCTGTGAGAAAATACGGGGATAACACTGCCTGTATCCAGTCCATAATCTTGTCCTGGTCCATAAATCCCGATATACCTTGCAACTGCACTCCTGAGATTTTGATGCTCTCCCATTGCATATACAATATTCTTTTCTCCAACTAACTTTGCCATTCCATATGATAACTCGGGATTAGCTGGAAATGCCTGCTCCTCTTTTATTGCTAGCGGGTTTGGTGTTGCCTGTAACTCAAGCGGATAGACATGAGCGCTGCTAGCATAAAAATATCTTTCTACACCAGAGGATATTACCTCGTCTAAAACATTGGCATCTATTTTTAGCATATCCCTGAACACCTCATATGGTCTTGAGGTATAGACACCAATACCGCCGACTTTTGATGCCAGGTGTACAACTATATCCATGTCGTAAAACATCCCTTTACATTCGTCGGTATTTCTGAGGTCTATATTCCTCATACTTATATTGTTGCCATCAATCTCTAAGCCACTGGTGTCACCTCTTTCTAAGTTGTCTATTATCACTACTTTTGCACCGAGTGCAGACAATGATTTGACAAGAGATTTTCCAATGAATCCACATCCCCCAGTTATACAAACTTTTTTATCTAAAAAGTAGCTCATTTTGCAAAGATCATCCCATAATTTACACGTCGGTCAGGATTACACACCTCTTCCAACTCTTCTTTTAGATCGGAGAATGATATATATTTTTCTGGTTCTACTAAATAAGGGTCGCCAGTAGCGTTATATGTCATATTCTTTATATCTTCTTTATTATCAAAATATCCTATGATTCCAGCTTCAGTATATCCAATGGTTTCTAAATGATCCATACACTTATAAAGAACCTCTATCATTTCTTCGTGCCACTCAAAACAGATTGTTCCAACCTTTTTAGTCAGCCCTGACAATACTTCATATTCATAACCCTCTACATCAACCTTTACAAAATCAGGTGTGCCGAAGGTATTTGTCAGCTTATCCAGGGTTATAGATGGTATTTCTAGTTTTTTTGTCCAGCCAACGGAACCTGGCGATAGGTTTTTGCTACCTTTGGCGAAACGAGAGTTGCTCATAAAATCTTCTGAGGCCGTAGACACCCCCGACTGAGTAGGGTCAATATAAAATGGAACAAAATCGTCGTCTTTATTTGAAACCAACCGGTTTATAAAAACAAAATCACCTTCAAGTTGAACATTATTAAACTCTGGGTTGGCGTCTACCCCGATTACCTTACAATTCGGAAACTTCTTATATACCTCTTTGGTAAAGTCTCCTAAGTTGAAGCCAATATCAAATACTAAATCCATTTCTATTCTCCCATGCTTTGTTTGATTGGTGTTTTGTTCATTATCTTCTTAAGAATACTTCTAGTTGTATATTCTTTCACAGCCAAATGATATGCTGAGTCTACCATGCTTTGATATTTTTCTGGGTTCTTTAGGGCATCATCACAAATTTCAATAAGATCACTTTCTGTTTTGTAATATATAAAATGCTTTCCTGGCACAAACCATTCTTCTATAACATTCCATGGATCTTCTTGAACTACCATTAACATCCTAAAAAACGCTGCCTCTGATATTCTTGGCTTGAGTTGAGGTGCCCTATACATCTCTAAGTGAGAAAAGGCTTCGTTTTCTTCCCATCTATCATACTTTTTTATATTTTGGATATGTGTGTCATTTATGGGCAACCAATTATAAACAGGAACGATTCTAGTTTCTCTAAGTATTTGCCACTTCTCGCTGTTTATTACATTTTTATCTGTTATCATACTTATGAGTTTGTCACGATCTTTTAGTGGAAAGTTTGGTGACCAATATTCTGGACCCATCGTTACAAACTTATAATTGTACTTGGATATAGTATTTATTAGCTCCTCATGCTCGGGGCAATGTACTCCTCCATAAAATATGGCATCGTTCTTTTTTTTAAAAGACGACCCAATATTATCCTCGTTGATGGGAAATAATACTGGCTTGAACTTGTTATCGCCCGCGATATGGTTTAACCACTTGGCAGAGTAGGGACAAATTGTATATATATCATTAAAATAGTCCTCCTTATCTGCACTATAGTTTCCTTCTATTTCCGGCAATAAAAAAGCGCAAGGTTGCTCACCATTAAAAAATACCTTCCTATTGAAATTCTTATTTTCAAATCTGGCAAACTCATTCTTTGCAGATCCATATCCTAAAAACAATACGGTATCATCTGGATATTCTTGAGAATACTTTTCAAATCCCATGTGGTTAATAATACAATCCTTATAATTGTCTGCCCAATCAATTACTGTTTTCATTTTATTATCTCGTCGGCATCGTGACAAACTCTAGCGGAAGTCCGCCAAGCAGCTTCTTATTATTTTTAGCTTGTGCTCTAAGTGTTTTGGATAGGCTGCCGGTTTGATCTCTGTGTGAAATTACCAAATTTTCGCCTATGAGCAAACCATTTTCTCGGTGATATCCGATGTTTTGTAAAAATTCAAGGATGTCATTTGTGGAATATCCAAATTGCTCTGTATTCTCTTGACAAAATTCTATGATTAGATTGGGCATGTGTCGGATCAGAGTTTTTGCTGCGCCCTTGAGTATATTTAGCTCAGCGCCTTCGGTGTCTATTTTTATAGCATTGACCCAGGGGATTTGATTAGTTTCCATAAAATCATCTATTGTAATACACTCTACTTCTATTTGAAGGATATCTGAACGATCAGCTATCCTTCTCAGATCACTTCCAAAGGTTGAGAGACCCGACCATTCTGATTTGCTAGCAACATTGAGGGTCATGTTTTTCTTTTCATCCCAAAAAGCATTTTTACTAAGCTTAATATTTTCTGCCAGCCAGGGATATTCTTGTGAATTCAAAAATACATTTTCGTAGAAGGTTGCAAAAAGCTCTGTATTTGGCTCAAAACTATAACATTTCATATCCTTCTCAAATGTAGTGACAAGAGAAAAAGCGCCAGTTGAGGCACCTATATCAAAGATAATAGGATGTGGGTTTGATTTTGCTAGTTGATCTTCTTTCGCCACCTGGTGGTACATCGCTATTAATGTTGGCTCTGCTGGTATACCGGACGAAGTAGCATATTCATTGATATCAATGCCATGGTGATTTTTACAATATTCTCTATAATTTTTCCAAACAACGTTTTTTATAGTATTGGGATCTGTTCCCTGTAAGGCTGGTGCGTGAAATGATCCACCCCATAAAAAAGATAATGGTGACACATTTATCCTATGATCGGGATGAAACATACTTGTCAAAGGAATTCTATGGGCTATCACTGTATCCTTCATTTCAATATCCAACTTTCAGGGTAAAAGCCCTCGCGATAAGTATAATTTTCTAAATCTGGGTGATAATGTAAGGGAGCGATAACTTCCTTATTGTTGTTTTTGTTTAGATAAGCAGCCCACCACCCAAAGCTACTAATATGTGATATTATGTTGTGGTCACAATTCATAATGGTAGAAAAATCAAGCATGGCTGTGTTCTTATCAGCTACAATATATTCTTCTCCTTCTAAATTCTTTTGGCACCATTCTATATCATTACTATTCTCATTATTTTGACTACGAGCACCGCCGGTAAAAACTAAGAATTTCACTTTCCTATTCTTAAAATTATCTTTAGCTGCTGTCAAATATCTTCCATAGAAACTGTTGTTCTGAAGTTCCCCATTAGTTCCATACATTGTTGAAAGTTTAGGGTTTGGATTAGACCAGTCGGTGTTATCACCTCGGCGTAGGTGAAGTGAGACTATCTCATATCCACTATAATCACTTTTGATCTGGCTCAGTCGTTCAGACGCCTGTTCTGTAATATACTCTTTCGGGGTAAGTTCTTTTTTTATTTGGTTCGCGAAGTTTCCAAAATAGAAAGTGCTTTGAAAAAAACCATTTATTGAAGAGTTATCTGGTATTTTAAAGAAATTCTCATCATATTTCATGTGGTCTGGTTCATTATATAGAAATTGGAGGTTTTCAAGATCGCTTGCTGTCAAGAAATCACAACCAATATTAAAATTTTCCAGCAGACACGATTGTCCGTGCCAATCCCTTTGAGTAGGGTTGGGAATTTTTATCTCATAATTATTTTCTAAAGAAAGGGCTCTAAGAGCAGCATATTGGAATAGCTGATTTCCGAGGCGTCCATTCTCCCCAAGTTTGTGAAATGTTATCATTTTTTTCTAAAAAGTTCAAACTCTGTTAGATCGCGATATGGAGGATCTTCTGGCATATCAGGCATATGTTCTGGATAGTTTTGCATAAGAGTCAACCCTCTTGCGGCTTGTTCGGGCGTCATATACATATTCCAACCTTCTTCATCTATCATATCTTCATGGTATTGCATACCGTCAGTCCTACCTTCATAGCGTCGTGCTTTGAGCCACTTTACGGCATCGGGGTCGGAACATAATATCATTCCGCCTTTTCCTATTTTTAGATGCTTTTTGATATGGAAAGATAAGCACATAAATGTGTCAGGCATATACATTCCTGATGTCAGTCTTTTTGCTGCGTCATATATTGGGAAGGGCTTGAGTTGATAAATGCCTTGCCATGAAACGTCTTCAAATATTACTTTTCCTCCTGCCTGAGTTATGGACTGCGGGGGA